TCACTACCAAATATCAAATTTCGCGGAGCGGTAGTTCAGCTGGTTAGAATACCTGCCTGTCACGCAGGGGGTCGCGGGTTCGAGTCCCGTCCGTTCCGCCACTTATTTAAGCGAATTAGGTTTCGCTTTCTTTCTAGGGGCGTAGTTCAATTGGTAGAGCACCGGTCTCCAAAACCGGGTGTTGGGAGTTCGAGCCTCTCCGCCCCTGCCATTATTTATCATATTAGGTTGTAAGTTATTTCCCTTTAAAATCATTAACTTACAGCCTTTTTATTTTCTATAAAACCTCCTATGCTATCGTTGTCAGCGTCTAAATTTGCTATTCCAAATGTAGAATTTGACGTAAATTTGACGTGATTTGCGTAATTCAATAAATGTCCTGCATTTAAATGCGCATATTTCTGAACCATTTCGATTGTTTCCCATCCACCTAATTCTTTCAAAACAAGCAATGGTGTTCCATTCTGAACATGCCAGCTCGCCCATGTGTGGCGCAAGTCGTGAAAACGAAAATCTTTGATTCCGGCTTTCTTCAACGCTCTGTAAAAAGCGTGCCTATCTATTACTTTGATTCGCTTTCCTTTCCCTCGATGAAATATGAATTGTGATACGTGGCTTGATTCAAGCCTGTGAAGCTGCTTTATTGCATCATCACACAGCGGTAGCGCTCTAGCTCGTCCTGATTTTGCTATATCGCTTGTAACAATCGCAATTCTTCTAGAATAATCTATCTTATCCCACGTCATTGATAAAATTTCTGTCATTCGCGCTCCAGTTAGTAGCGCAAAAATACAAACTTCACGCAACCACTCAAGACTTATACAATTAAGTAATCTTCTGGCTTCATCTTTAGTTATCCAACGAACCCGCTTTTTAGGCTCTGTATTTTTCTCAACATATGGAATTGAATCGACCCAACCAGCTTGTTTTGCTAAGTTGAGCGCGCGCATGATGGAAGTGCGGTATCTATTTTGTGTAGAAGAGGAAACTCTTTTACCGGTTCTTAGAACATAAACTGGTAAATTGTTGTATATATCATCACTTGTTAAAGAGCTGAGAGACTTGTACCCAATCGCATTTCGCCAGTATTCAGCGTGCCTGATTTTTGTTTTCAAGTCTTTCTGATACTCGGCATCTTCAAGAAAACGAATTAGCGCTTGTTCTACTGTGCGCTCGGGCTTTTTATTTAGTTTATCGACTGCCCAGCCCTCAAACTTCATTTTATCGTGAAGTTCTTGTGCTTGTTTCTTTTCAGTCGTGCGACTAGAACATCGAATTCGCTCGCCGCTCGGCGTTGTGAAATCGATTTGCCAGACGCCGTTTTTTGCTTTTCTGATCGACATTGCTGTTTCTCCTTGCCGATCTGAGCACACAGACGGCTACTATTATTTTCTTTTTGTCTATTGCGATCAAGATCTCTTTTATATATACGCCAGCCACGCACTCCATCCATTTTAAAAAATCCCCAATCAAGCTTGCGTGCGTAAACTGTGTTATAACTCATCTTCAATAAATCTGCTGTTTCTTGTATCGTGAGTGTTTCTTCCATTCTTTATATCTCTAAAATAAAAAAGCCCGCATTAAGCGGACTTTCTTTTCTCATATTGTGTGAATGCGTAGATTGCGACTATCTCTAGTACTGCAATAATGAATAGTGTTATTGTCAATGTCATTCTCTATCTCCGAGTATCTCGCATAGCATCAAGCCAAGCTTGGGCATCTTCTTCACTGTAAAATAATGAACCGCTTTCTAGCATTTTTCTGTGCTTATCTCTATTAGCATCAAAATAGAATCTAATAATTGTTGAGTTACCTCTTTTAAAGACCTCTTGATTGTGGTGTGCTGTTTTGATTGGAGCGGGCAAAGTAAGCGTTACTGTTGGGCGTGGTTCTTCCCACATTCCGACTATATCAAATGGATTTTCTAAATGCGGATATTTGTTATGTTCAAAAAAAGAAGATCCATCAATCGTCCAAGAATTTCTCTCAAATTGTGCCTTGCTCTTGCCAATTTGAAATACACCTTGATATAAGAAAGTGTTGAACGGAAAGAACTTTGAATAATCAGCAGTTACATATCCTTTACTTCCATTTCTAAGCACAACTGGCTCACCGGCTAATGCTTTTTCTAAGTCAAATGCTTTCATTTTTTACTCTCCAGCTTGCTCATCAATAAGCTCATCAATCCATTCTCGAATTTCAGATTGGAAATTTTCTAACGAATTATTTTCATTAAAATAATCTGCTTCTTTTAACTTACTCACCGCTGTTTTACTAAAGCATTTATAAAAAAGACGCTTTTCTTCAAACAAATCATCTTTTGAGATTGCGCATACTTTTCCTACGCCCTCTATACTTTTGTCTTGAATAAAACTATTAAAAAGAACCTCTTCTTGCTGCTTGTTTTCTACTAAAATAGAAATCGTATATTTTTTTGGATATTCCATTTTTAATCCTTTCTTTTAGATAACAAAAAACCGCACAAAAGTGCGGTCGGTTTTCTTATGCTGCTTGCTGTAATTCAAATATTTTTGCGAGTTTTGTCAGCCCTTTTGCAGTTATTAATACACGCTCACAAACTTTTTCTGTGCCATCATCACGCATTGCTACATGGATTTTATGTTCAAGTAATAGTTGTTGTAGTTTATCTTGATAAGCAATCCAATTAGAGTTACCAGGTCGTTTATAGATCCACTTTTGTGATGATAGGAAATCAAACAGAAATTTTGGTTTGATACCTAAGTGTTTAGCAGAATCAGTAATACACATTGATCCCTCTGCTTTAGTAGCTATGCGATCGAAAGCTGCCACAGTCGGTTTCATTTCTTCGACTTTATGCTCTAATACCAGAACTTTTTCAGTATAATTGTCTAGTAATCCACGTAAAGTTCGAGGGTCATTGAGCATTTGTATTGGATCAAGTGGTTGTCGGATTTGATTTTCTAATTCTTGCCAACGATCAACAAGTCGAGCGGTAAACTCAGGACAAAGTTGAGCAACAACAATAATTGAATCTCGCTTACCTTGTTCGCCAGAAAATATATATTCTAGGCTTGGACGCCCTTTTGTTGGCTTTTCCTCAATTTGAGGTAAAGTTATAACTCCTTTGTCCGCGAGGGTTTCAATAGTTCTTCTCACATTATCGTGGCGAACATCTACAAGTTCCGCAATTTCACGACTGCTCATAGTTAAATTTTCATTATTGAATGTAATTAATGTGTTCATATAAAAATTCCTATTGTTTTGCATTAGAAATGTGGTGGTCAATTTGAGAGACGAGATCTAAAGCTGCCCAGAGCGTACCAGTAATAACCTGTTGAGATGATGCAAATCCACACGAGAGATCGTTTCCATCATTCAAAACAATTTGGATAAGTGATTTGGCTTGTTCGGTAAGTTTGTTGATTTCGTCTATCGTGTCGATGGATAGACTTCTAAAGGAATTGATATTTGACATATTTTTGTACCTTGCGTTTTAGTTTAGTTAGTCGATCACTTAGTGGGTGATCGGGCTTCAACTACCAACGCAAGCTGGCGGAGCTTATTTCCACAAGGGTATTGTATTAGGCTCTCTCGACCCGATCATAATTGATCGCTACCTAAATTTTAGGTACAAAAAAACCGCTAATTGTCGGGTGCGGATGACCGCTTGCGTTGTATAGTGCGGTTATCTTATCCGTTATTGGCGGTTTTTGTCAAATTTAATTTTCTTTTGTGTGCCCTTTGCTATCAAAGGAAAAGGGTAAATCCAATTGTCCACTTTGACGTAATTTCAGCTTTTGGAAGTTATTCCACATTTCTTTCATATTATCGGAAAGCTGAAAGAGGGTGACAATTTGATTTATTTGTGCTGTTAAATGTGGACTACCAATATCATCTGTTAAAAGTTGATGGTAACGTGCTGTACTGTTCCCACTTTCACTTTTTGGAATGTTGTTTCTTAACTCTTCTAATACGCCTTTTGGTAATTGTTCATAAATCAGTTTATTTGTCCAAGTGCCTACAACACCAGGTCGTTTTTGTATGCCTTTAACAGTATAATCCCAACCATTTAAGCGGAATAACTCTTTGTAAAAAATATCAGGGAAACGTTTTTGCCAAGGTAAAAGTTCTTCGCTAATATATTTCCGTAAGATTTGTTGAAGTTCGTCTTTCTCACGTTCATATTGATAACCTGTTGCCTCATCAACTAGAGCGGTGATACCAACTTTGGCAAAAGCTCGGATGAGAATTTCACATTGTTCAGCAATAATAGTTTGGCGTGGAGAAAGTGAGATGTGTTTTCTAGCTTCTAGGAAAGCGTCGCACAAATCGGCAAGAAGGGTTGCTTCATAGCCATTGATTTTTTGTGTACCGCGATAGCAGATAATCGGGCTGAAGTGGTCCAGCTCTCTATCCTTATAAATAAAGGGTTCAAGCGTTTTTTGAGTCAAATATCGCTGTAATCTTGTCCCGGCACTTTGTTTACCTTCTTCAACATCAACAATCTTTAATGCTTCTTGCATTTTACGTCCTGAAAGAACCCGAGTGCCATCATCAAGGACGTAACAAGGAATATCCACTCCTGCTAAATCTAAAACCCCTTCATAAAGAATTTCTCGCTTTGCCATATAATCTCCTATTTGCAGATACAAAAAAAGCCGTTCAAAACGGCTTGTAGTGCGGTTATCTTAATCCGAAAGAGAGTGGTTTGTCAAATAAACATTGTTGCGGTTATTCTGTGTATTTATTTAAAATATTACTTATAGTTTCAGCATCTTCTAATGTTAATTTAGAATAGCTTGAGGTCATTTTTCCTTTAACGGCAATCCTCAATTCTTCCAGCTTTAAGCTATACAAGTAGTCTTTTTTATCTTTATAAATACGACCGTACACCATTCCGGATAATTTACCTTCTTCATACCCATTAGATAAATTGATCTTTCTATCTCGACCGCGCACTCTAATTGTTAAATATTTTCTTCCAATTTTTAAGACTTCAGCCTCATGTTCAATGTTTGAGCGCATGAGTGTTTCTAAAAAATATACGGTATCGCCAACTTTAAGATTTTTAATCCAATCTTTATTCATAAATATCCTTATACTTTCGGTGGCAGTGGAAGTGGTCGCCAATAGGTTATTGTGGAGATATGGTGGCTTAAAAGAGACATAAAGAAAGAATCATATCGATACGCGAGTTTTATTTCCCCCTTATTAGTGTAAATAAGAACATCTTCTCTCTCACTGGGCAATCTATCTTCCACACTAATCCAGCCGTTATTTTGTGAATATTCAACAATCTTTGGGTGTTCAATAATATAATCAATTTCGTCATACCAACCTGACTGTTTCTCTTCTTCAGTTAATTCTCTTTCTTTAGATTTAGCTTTTCCAAGAACTTTACCATAAACTGCATTATGCTCCTGTTCAGTATAGATACTGATATCATCATTATATGTTGCATGATCGTACAAATCTTCTGCACCATTTAAGCACGCTTTTTGAGCTTCTTCTTCGGTTTTGTGAAATGAAATACTGTTTTCATCATAAATATTTACTGTGAAGTATTTATTTTCTGTTTCTGTCATAGTTAAATTCCTCATAATAAAAAAGCCACAATTAAGTGGCTTATACTGTTTCTTTCTCACCGTCAAACTCATCAAGCAGCATTTCTGTTAGCTCGGAAAGAACGCTTGTCATTAAGATAAAATCCGCATCAAAACGCTGGGCAATATCTTCTTTGAGAATGTCGTCGTTTTTCTCTAGCACATCATCAGCGAATTTTAAACGCTTGAGAGTGCCATCTTCGCATAGAATGAACGACAAATTATCTTCCCATTCTAACGATAGTTTGGTGATAACTTTGTCGGACTCAAGCATCGTCTCAATTTCTGCGCTGTTTAAGTCCTGGTTCTTGCATTTAATTAATCCGCTTTCTGTTGTGCCTAAAAGTTCAACTTCTTCTAACAATGTGAGCCATGTTGGATTTTCATTAATCCATGACGTCATCACAATGCTTGGTGCTTTAGCGAAAGTCAGCGGAACAACCGGCAACGATCCAAGCGTTTTACGCAACAATGCCAACACATCTTCTGCCCGTTTAGATGAGGCAGCATCCACATAAATGAGCTGATTTTCAGTATCAATCCATAATGCTGTTTGTTGATTTTTGCTAAAAGCACGAGGTAACAACATCGATACTACATCATCTTTTAATGCTTGCTTTTCGACTTTCTTTAACTTGCGATTTTCTTTTTGCTCAAGCTGTTCAATACGTTGCTCCAATTCTGCTTTTACGACGTGGGCAGGCAAGATCTTTTCTTCTTTATGTGCCAATAATAAAATCTGTTTTCCCACCGAAAAATGTAACATCTCAGTGCCACGCAGGGGATTTGTCCACCCAAATTTACTCATGTCTGATTGTTGACAAGGATGATACTCACATTGTTGTAATGCAGTTTGTAGGCTATCTGCCGTCCAATCCAATGCTTTTGTGAGACGATAAATCATGAGGTTTTTAAACCAAAACATAGTTATTCCTCCATTTCTTCAACTTCGAAAATATCTGAACATATTTCATCAGCGTGAAAGTCTATTAATTTAATTCCGATATATTCGCCATAAGCAAAAGCCACTTGTTAAAGTGGCTGTTGTTCTGTATATGGAATTCAAAACGGTATATCGTCTTCTTCAAAATTATCAAACTTCTGCACTGGTTTTCCACTTTTCGCATTCGCATAAGCATTGTTTTGCGGTGCTTGTGCTTGCTGCGGTTGTGAATCTTGGCGACTGTCTAACATCTGCAATACGTCGCCTTGGATTTCGGTAGTGTAGCGATCTTGCCCATTTTGGTCTTGCCATTTACGGGTTTTTAGGCGTCCTTCTACATACACTTTTGAACCTTTACGCAGATATTCCCCAGCTACTTCAGCTTGGCGACGGTAGAATACGATGCGATGCCATTCGGTGACTTCACGACGTTCGTTAGTATTTTTGTCGATCCAACTTTCGCTTGTGGCGACACTGATATTGGCTACGGCTTCACCATTTGGCATTGTGCGGATTTCAGGATCGTTTCCCAAATTCCCCACGATAATTGCTTTATTGACTCCAGCCATTACATAGCCTCCTGAATAAGTTGTTGATAATAAGCTTGAGCTTTTGGAATGCGTTCTTTTATTCTTTCAATAACCTTTTCATCACGCTTTACCACAACCGTTGTAATGCGTTTCTGTTGTGGTATTTGCTCGACCAAGTCAACAAACTTTTCTGCATTCTCATAGCTCTTAATTAAGTCTAATGGAGTAGGAAGTAGAATGAAGTCTATTTGTGCCTCTTCACAGTCCCACAGCCACATATAACCTTGCATTTGAATGTCGTAGCCGGCTTTTTTGGCTTTGTCTTCGGCTTCATCAATGAAAAAAGGGTGTGAGCCAATATCCCAAGAACATTTTGTATCAATGATTAAACGACGAGAGGGAATGTAAACATCACATTCCCCCGTAATTAAGTCATTCTCTCTTCGTTCGGTGTTCTTTTTAAGCGGTAAACCTCGTCTTAGTCCACTTAGCTTGATTGCCTGATCTTCAAGGTTGTTCCCTTTTTGAGTGTATTTATTACCCTCAAAGGATTCATAACCAAACAGATCGAACTTCACAATCTCACGCACCGCACTTTTTGCTGTTTCTGTGATTTTACCAGCTTCTTTATCAGCCTTTGTTTTAGGCTCGCCAATCAAGCGGTGGAGCATTGAACATCTAACTTTAAGATTGTACATTTCCGTTTCGTTCATTTTCTATTTGCTCCAATTCGTCATACTGTGCGGATGAGAAATCAAACCCTGCATCGCACAATTCTTGTAATGTTGTTTCACCGTTAATGATGTTTTGCTTACATTGCTCAAACTGTTCATTGCTGACTTTTAAATCTGTGAATTCTGCATCTTGTATATTGGCATTATCTACATAGTTAAATTCGCCTTTTTCGACATCTTTAACAACGGCTTGATCTGCCAATACTGCCTTTTGAATTTCGACAGATAAAGGGGCTTGTTTTGATAGCAATAACTTCATAACTGTTTTTAGTGCCATGGCTTCAAAGTTATCCGCCCAAACGCTTGTCGCCCATTGCCCTTGCTCTTTCTTCTGCAAGTATGTTCGGTAAGTTTGACTATACCGCTTAGCATGTTCATTGACTTCTTCAGTCGTCATATAAATTTCGGCAGTAAACTCATTCAACAGCTTGAAATAAGCATAATAACCAATTGGAACTTCACCATTTGCTGGCTTTTTGCTCCAGTCAAACTCATAACCATTAATTGGATCTTCTGCAATAAGCTGTTCTTTATAGATAGGTACTGCAACAAATCGTTTAAATTGTCCTGAACGCTGTGCAAGTTGAATCAAACCTTTATAGCCAATCTGAAATTGTGCTTCGTATTTCTTCGTTTTATTGTTTTTGTATGGAACGATATAGGCAAACCCTAGACCATTTTGAAGTGGTAAATTTAGCGTTGCCGCCATGCAAGCGGCGTTAAAAATCGTCATTGGGTCGGCATCTTTTAATAAAGAATTGCTATTCACAATCTGAAGAACGCTAGTCGAAAATGCCGCGGCGTTTTTATTAAGTAATTCTTGGATTTTTTGCTTAACTGCTGGCTTTTCGAAAAAATCTTTTACGCTAGGTAATTTATTTTGTTGTGTTGCAACTTGTGCCATTTTAATAATCCTCTTTCTGATAGTATTTATCTTCAACAACAATACGCTTAATATATTCATCTCTAATCTTGAGATAATCAGAACCACTTCCGATTGCTAACCAAAAATTATCATCACTGGACAATTGCTCGGTTAAGCAATAAAATTCGCAAGTGTTACCAAGTTTTACTTGATCTTCAAAGTGCGCTATTTGCTGTTCTTCTAATGTTTCGCGATCGCATATTTCATCAAGTATTGCAACATCTCGCATATCGACCGCTCTTGCTAATTGTGAATCTGTTATTTTCATCTGCTCAATCCGTCAAATGTAAAATTGTCTTGCTGGCTTGCAAGAAGCATTTAGAAATTGTTCTCTGCTTTTCTGCCGAAGTTTTATTGCTGTTTTACATAAACACTCACTAGCAAAATTGCTCTGCCAGCCTGTTTTGTTTTCTTGGTTTTTGCCAATACGCTCAATAACAACAAACCCCAGTCCTTTTGGATGGGGTTCGATAGAGTAGGAGAGCGTTTTATCGCCTTTCTTTCTGACGCGTGCCATTTCTTCGCTCCTGTTCTTTAAGTGCGTAAACCTTGAGATAAATCAGTTGTTCGCTCGCTAAGTTTGGTGGAATATCACCGTATTCCTGTTCCCATTCTTCGCTTGCTTCACGTTCCATTTCAGCTAATTGTTCTTTGCTGATTTCAGCATTCAGATAGTGATTGTAATAATCTGTTTCTTGTTCGTTTGCTGATACTGGATGACAACCAATACCAAGAATAAGCGCAAGAATGAATGCGCCCGTTAGATCCCATATATTGATGTGTTTCATAATCGTTTCCTTTTACTGGCTTAACAAAACAATGTAAAAAGTGCAATCAACAGAAAGGTTAAAATAATGATTGGCTCTTTCTTTTTAAAAGTAACTAATATAGATTTAATTTGTTTTTTCATTGTCTTAATCCTCATTGGTGAATATATGAAATATTGTTCTGCAATCATTAACTATGTGCTTATTGCGGTGGTAATTTCCCTTAATTTTTTAATTTTGGGTGAACAACAACTCTTTATTTTCTTTGGCATAACACTCACTGCTGCACAATTGGGCTATATTGCGAAAATTTGTTCAATTATTCTTTTCGTTCGTTGTTGCTTGTATTTCTTTCCTGTAATTAAACAATGGATTGAAAAGAATAAATTACTTGGATAATGCTGAATTTTGGGTGCGGAAAACCGCCACACGATAAAGTGCGGTCGTTTTGGGAGAGAATTTTGCGGATTTTAGGTAAAAGAAAACCCGCCTATGCGGGTTATAAGACTATTTGGATTTTTTCTGTTTAGGTTTATCTTTCTTCCTTGATTGACGTTTTTGCTCAACCTTTTGACGATATTCTTGCCACCATACCGGATTATTTTCCGGATCACATTTTAGAACTTCTGCTAATCCTACGCCTATACTAAAGGACTGTATTCCGTCTATATGTTCGGATAATTCCTCAGAAATTTCTTGTTTTAATGGGTTTAAAATGAAATCAACGCCCTTAATTCTAGCTTGTTTAGCTGCCGGAACGAAGTCAGAATCTCCGGCAACGAGAACAATAACGTCAACTAATTTTTCATAAGAGAGAATGGTAATATCCATTCCTAGTTTTACATCAACGCCTTTTTGGTTTACTTCATAATACCAATCAGCATTGGTTAAGTCTTCCCATTTCCGTTTCCCATTTCGTAATTCTTTAAGCGTGTTATCATTTAATTTCCAATCTGTAGATTGTAATTTCCCCATACGGAGAGCAGTTTTACGCGTTCCTTTTAACTTAGTATGAAATTCTGAACGAAGTTTATTCATTGGTTCAGCTTTAAAATTTTTATCTTTCGGTGTTGTTTGTCCATTCTCTGGGAGTGGCAACTTAACTTGTTTATCTAGTGGCGGACTATCATAATAATATATTCGATAAAGTTCGTGAGGCTCTCTTCCGGTATGCTTTCCCCGTTCTATCTCTGTATGAAAGGAGACCATTTTCCACATTAAATCAATCAAATGATCTGCCGTTATTTCTTGGCTTTTGAAGTATTTTCTAATAAAAAATCCTACCTTAGCAAAGAAAAAGCCACCATCTATTAAAATTGCTGTTTTCTTCATTTCTATGTACGCTCACTATGAAAAATAAAAATATAAAGAAAAACCCATAACAACCGTACAGATAGTAAAAATGGTCTGCGAGTTGCTATGGGTTCCGTTTTAATTAAGCTTATTCTAAATTTAAATAAATGATTAGTCAACAGATAGTGCAGACATCTTTACCACAAAACCAGAATTCGCCTGTTGTATCTGTAATAACACGAACTGCATTAGAATTAAAAATAAAGCACACTTGTCTAACATTCGTCTCAGTTGTACTTCCCGAGATTTCTCTGTAAATGCGCTTTATTGATAGTTGCTTGGTTTGTTTTACCTTGCCCAAGCTACAAGGGGAGTGATTAAATCAATTCTCTACAACCTAATCTACGTTTCTGTACAGCTCTTACTGTATTAACGCCAGATTTGCCTTTATTGCAGTTGTAATTAGCAATATCGCTTAATTTCTTAGCCTTAACTGGAACATCAATCAAAGCTGCATTAATGCGATTAGATTGCTTTTTACTGCATAATTGCTTTTGTCTTTCTCTAAGACGTTTTGCTTGTTTTAGCATTTTTGATACTTTCATATCGTTTGCTCCTTTCTCTCTCATTTGAAAGCACACTTACTTGTTTGAATGCGCTTTTAAATAAGTCTTGATTTACTTCGCCAAGCGTGGAGGTCTTAATCAAGTAACCTTAATCCACTTAACCAAATTGTGTCGCAATCACAGACTACTTAATCAATAAGGCTATATTTGATTAACTTGTGATATATAGATTTTTAAAGAGCAGTGAGATGTGTATCTCGTTTTGATGTGTTTATTAAACACTATTTGTGTTTATTTGTAAACACATTAAACACATTTATTTTAAATAAATTGTGTTTATTTGTGTTAAGCGCGTGATTCTAAAAGAAAAATATTTTTGAAATTTTTTGATTAATTGCTGAATTTGTGAGCTATGTCACAGAAAAAGAGAGGGGATTAGTGAGTCAAAAACAAAGCACAAAGGGATTTGTAAATAGAAAATGGGGAAATTTGATTAGCTAATGAATTGAGGGTAAAGAAAAACCGCCACAGCGGGCGGTTTCTTATTTTTTTGTGTGTTGTTGTATCAGTATATCTAATTTATCATCAATAGAATCAACTTTGCTTTCAATATTATCAAGTCTTAATTCTACTTTTGTTAATCGAATATCAATACCATGAATTTTATTTTCAATCTGCTGAAATCGTTGATCTACTTGCTGAAATCGTTGATCTACTTGCTGAAATCGTTGATCTACTTGTGTGAATTTTTCATCTATTTTTACAAAACGGGATTCTAATTTACCGTCTATGTTAGAGTAAACGGACCACAACGCTACGCCAGCGGTAACAATCAAACTAATCAATGCGGCACCGCCAGCTCTATAAAATGTCCCTTTAGTTAAATAGTTTGACTTAATAACACTAACATCTAATTCAACGGCTCGTAAACGTTGTTCTAAACTCACTTTCTCAATCTCCTGATTGTTTATTTGTGAGTTATTATGATCCCCACCTGATATTTTTGCAATAGCGGATAATATCACCATATCTTTTGGGTCAAGAATTATTTGTGGTTTCTTTTCCATTTTCCTCAACCCATTTTAAAATACGTTCTCTATCGAAAAATAGTATATTATTACAACAAGAACACGTCACAATAATCACAGATCTTGCTTTTTGATCTAATCTATATTTCATGCCTTCTCTTTCATCAAAGTGTAATGAATGGTATTCTGGAGCAGCAAACTTCACTACTTCATCAGGCAGTGGTTCGATTCTATATGGAATTGTGGGAACGCCAATTATTTTCTCTCCGCATAATTCAGTAAATGTATCGTATCCTTCATGTAAATAATGCTCTTGGCAACTACAAATAGGACAAGTTAAGCTTTTCCCAGTTTGTTCTAAAATAAAAGACACAAATTGCTCAGGTTTAATACGTTTATTATTCATTTATATCCCTTAAAACCAACTAATCACAAAGCACAGACCACCAGAAGACCTACAACAAAACCGAATACCAAAATACTTTCCCAATCACTACAATTTCATCTAGGTTTACTATTTCATCTGGGTATGATGTTGAGTTAAAACTTCTGATCAATACTTGCTCATTTGGCATTTTGTTTAAAATTTTAATGCGCAATAATCCGCCATGATTGATTGCATAGATATTGTTATCACGAATAACTTTATTCCCCATATCTACACCAACAGTTGCTCCATCTGGGATTGCAGGTTCCATTGAGTCACCTTCTGCCACAACACAGACTGCATTTTCATATTGCACACCTTGTCTACGCAATGTTGCTTTAGAAAAGCGCAATTTAAAATTGTTATAGTCCATGATGTCATCTGCAAATCCATTACCAGCAGCAAGCCTAATATCTTGTAAAAATGGTACTTCGATATCTTCGTCATGTAGTGGGGTATTGCGATCCCATAAATCAAATGAGCCAATATCTTTTACGTTGGATTCTACTTTTCCTTGATCACCATATTTCAGCCAATCAAGAGTTACGCCAAGTCCCTCAGCTATTTTTCCTAGAATGTAATCATCCATCTCACGAGTGCCTGCCTCGTAATTACCAATTCTAGATTGGTTCCACCCTATACGTTCACCTAGTTTTGCTTGGCTAAGTCTTAATTCGAGTCTCTTTGACTTAATTCTGTCGATAATTTTGCTCATAAAAACACCTCTTTTGAATTATATAACACATAGCGTGTTTATATAAGTGTTAAAACAAGTTGCTAATTGTGTTTTGGTGTGTTTATAATAAACACGAAATTTGTGTTTGATGTGTTAAGGAAATCGTATGAATAACTTACAAAAATACAGAAAGGAGACAGGCTTGTCTCAAGCTAAATTCGCAAAAGAGATGGGCTGGAAACAGTCAAGAATTGGCAATTATGAAGCTCGTGTGAGAACACCAACTCTTTTTTATGCAAAGGCAATCGTTAGAAAGCTGAATGAGTTAGGCGTTAATTGCTCATTAGATGACATTTTCCCTTCTGTTCAAAACTAACTTACCAACTAACTAAAAAACAATCTTCAAGAAAAAGGAATCTTTTTAATGAACAGTAAGGAAATTCAAAGACTACTACACAGAGACTGTAAAAACAGCTCTGGTGGTATCACATCACTGGCTTACACGCTAGAGAAGTCGCCAAACATTCTTGGCAACAAACTCAACGTGGATTGCGAACAGAACCAATTGAGCTTTATCGAGGCAATTGAATTAATCGCCACCGTTCAAAGCAAGAAGACGATCTCAGCAATAGCAGCACAAATCGATCACATCGTTGTGCCTATGCCTAGATGTGCTGATTGCGGTCAAGACGTTCTAGCAAGATTTCTAGATATTGCGGAATCAAGCGGAAGAATTGGCAAGGAGATTAAAAGTGCGGTGAGTTCTGATTCAGAGCTTGGACGTAATTTATCTCAACGTGAGAAACAAAGAATCTTAGCAGAAGTGGAGCAGTTAATTGAGCAAGCTATCTGTTTGAAGATGGAATTAGGGCAATAAAAAACCACCGTAGGAGCGGTGGTCTTTAACAAAGTTAAACTACGAAAGGTACTTCCGATGAATCAATTATTAAACATCCAAAACGAAAAGTCAATCATCACGATGAGCAGTCGTGAGATTGCGTCATTAATTAACAAAAATCATAGCGACCTATGTCGTTCAATCGAAAGATTAATGGTAAAGGGCGTAATTAGGGGGTATCAGCCAATGGCTTACACCCACCCTCAAGAACACGGTCACAATTACACGCAAACAAGAGTAACAAGCAAGGGGATTGAATATATCGCGTCACGTTACGCTTCGGAGTTGATGTTATGAGATTTAACAGACCTGTTCGAGTAGATGAATTAATTCAGTATTACCTATTTCAATTGTTAGCAGGGTTAGACGAGGTGATTTTCGATGAGAGCGAGTGAAATTTTAAAACAAACTGGTCGTTCTATCGCCTATCGACCAGCGTTAGCCAAGCTATTTGGTGGCGTAACCGCAGAGATTTTCTTTGAACAAATTTTTTATTGGCAAGACAAAGCCGAAAATCAAGAATTGGGCGTTTATAAAACGCAAGCTGAGCTTGAAGAAGAAACGGGATTAAGCCGTAAAGAGCAAGAAACAGCACGTAAAAAACTGCGTGAAATTGGGGTATTAATCGAAACGCATAAACGTCTTGAACACCGCATTTATTTCAAAATTGACATGGAAAAACTTGATGAAGTTTTATCAACATTGGCTGATGTACAAAGTGAACATTCCCGAATGCCCGAAAGTGACATTCGGGAAGAACCGAAATGTACATTCGTTAATACACTAGATTACAACACTAGATTACATACAAATACACCCCTTACCCCTCAAGGTGAATCAGCTAGCGCTGATGATGTGCCAGTTGCTGAAAATAAAAAACAACGTTCACTGAATATCGACTATGTGGGAATTGGAAAAGCGTATAACGAGTGCGTTATGGAATCTGGGAAAAACTTACCAATGCTTGCAGACCCTGAAAATTTAAGTCAGGAAAGAAAACGCAAAATCAAAAAATTGGCTGATGTCATGAAAAAACGCTTTGGTTCTTGTGATGCAGAAACATTCAGAAATTATTTCCTCGATTTCATGAGGTCCGCAACACAATTTTACTTTGGTGAGAACGATCGTGGCTGGCGTGCTGATTTTGAATATATCTTGCGTGAAAAAGTTATGGATAAAACAATCGAGGGATCGCTATGAAAAACACGACGTATGATCTTGAATACAGTTTAATTGGTTCATTTCTTGCTGGTGGGTTAACAGCTCAAGCTCGTGAAGTGATGACATGGTTAGAGCCTGAGATGTTCGCCACTTATCAACTCGGTTCGATATATAACAACATTCGCAAACAAGCACGCAAAGACAATGTAATCGATATTATTTTATTACACCAAGATTTTGGCGAAGACTTTGCCAATTTAGCGGAGATTATGAAAAACACAATCACATCCGCAAATCTTACGGGTTACGCACATAAAGTGCGGTCGTTTTGGGTCAATCGTACTGCACAAAAAACGATGCTTGAGATGGCATCAGAATTATCAAAAGCAAGAGATGAGCAAGCAGAAAAAATTACAGAAAAAGCACTTTCTGAAATGCAAAAGCTTTTAAGCAGCAAAGTTGAAGTTAAGCCTGTCGTTATGGGTGAGTTAGTTGATGAATATATTGATGTTTTAGAAAAACGTAGTAAACAAGACTTCAACTCAAGACTTCTTCATACAGGCATTGAGGCTGTAGATAACATTTTAGGTGGTATTAATCCGACCGATATTGTTGTCATTGCTGGTCGTCCTGGAATGGGTAAAACCGAGTTTGCTTTAACGCTCACTCGCAATATTGCGGAGCAAAAAGGTGCAGTCTTATTTTTTAGCTTAGAAATGGCAAATCAACAATTGATGGACCGTATTTTAAGTGCCAATGCAAATGTTCCAGTTAGAAAACTCCGCAATCCAAATAGCATGGATCAAACTGAATTTGGTCGAGTAGGTGATGGGCTAGGGAAAATCAAAGATCACCACATTTACTTTGTCGATCGTGGTGGTTTATCAGCAAATGAGATTGTATCTATCACAGAAAGTCATTTAAGCAACACAGGACCACTTTCCGCAATCTGTATTGACTATCTTGGATTAATGAATCACGGCTCGCTTAAAAATTCGAACAAAAGCCAATTAATTGAGGATTCATTAAGTACGCTTAAAACGTTCGCTAAAAACTTTAATGTACCAATCATCTTACTAAGTCAACTAAACCGTGAGGTTGATTCTCGTGGTGATAAACGTCCTCAGAACTCTGATTTAAGAGATAGCGGTTCAATCGAACAGGATGCCAGCCAAATCATTATGCTTTACAGAGAAAAGGCATACAAAAAAGACAGTGATAACGATTATTCAGAGGCAATTATCACTAAAAATCGTTTTGGTGAACTTGGAACGGCTTATATGAAGTTTGATAAAGGGCATTTTGTAGATTGCGATCAAGCGTTGGCATATCAATTTGCTAATGAAAAGCCAGCACAGCAGATGGAATTTAAGAATTATGCTCGCAGAGGTGCCGCATGAGTATTCAATTCAACACGAATAAAAAATATCAAATCATCTACGCCGACCCGCCGTGGAGATTTAAATATAAAACGATTGGTTTTCAGTGGTTAAAAACAAATAAGAAAAACAAAGATACATTCTTTTTTGGTCTTGGTCGAGGGACCCGTGGAAATACGGAGTGCTGCCTGATCGCAACAAAAGGAAAACCTAGCCGAATTAGTAATAAAGTTAGCCAATTAGTCGTTGAGCCAATCCAGCACCATAGTAAAAAGCCTGACGTTGTGCGCGAAAAGATCGTTGAGTTAATGGGTGACTTACCACGCATTGAATTGTTCGCACGTAACACGACTGATGGTTGGGATGTATGGGGAAATGAAGTTTAAGGAGTAAATATGAGAATAAAACCAGTTAGCGTAGCTTTTGTTGTGTATCAAATTGTATTTAATACGACATTTTATCTTGCTGTGTTTCACGGCAATGACGGTGTAAAAGAGCTAATGAATTATATCTTTAGCATTTTAACTGCAATCTGCCTTGCATCTGCCATCTTTATAAAAAGAAGGGAATGTGTAGAGAGTGGTGTTTTAATCTCAAGAAATCGTTTTTATGTGAATGTCATTTCTTCACTTATCACATCTATTGTCATTGCTAGCGCAGGGTTGAGTTTTATTGCTGTGCTGTATTTCATTTCTAAGTTTATAGGAGATGCAAAACTCGCAGATATAGAAGAAAAATACAGTTAATGCATTAAAAGGAATTTTAAAGTGGCTCATAGTGTAGATGACATCGTAAAAGCTCACGGCAAGCGTTATAAAGCCAGACTTCGTATTCAGGTCATTAAGATGGCTGGTGGATTACTTGCACCGCTTGATGAGCGTGAAGCAGAAGCTTTGCAGTCATTAAAGAATGGTGAGCAGTACGAGATCGAAATCATCCGCACGCGTAATCCATCATTTCACAGAAAAGTCTTCGCATTTTTTAACTTCTGTTTTGAACACTGGTCCGCAGATAAAACGGACTGGAAATACTTTGATGAGAGAAAGCAGTTTGACACTTTTCGTAAAAATCTCACTGTGCTTGCGGGTTTCCGTGAGGTCACTTACACGATTGATGGCAGAGTGAGAGTAGAGGCTCAAAGTTTGAGTTATGGAAACATGGATCAGAGTGAGTTTGAGCAATGTTACAAGGCGTTGATTAACGCCGCATTGAAAGAGATTTTTAATAATACGACGGACGAAAATACGATCAATAGACTTTACTCATTTTTCTAGTTTTAAGCTATTGATTATATGGGTTTTTAATTTTTGTGGTGAGTCAAGATAGTAAAAATAAGATCACCCCCTTGGAGGTAAATAATGACAGAAATTTATAAAAAAATTGATGGTAGCAAATACAAGAAAATCTTTATTGTTGGCGATCTGCATGGGATGTATGACTTACTTGTTAGTGAATTAGAGGAAGCAGGTTTTGATTTTGTGGATGACTTACTTATTTCTGTTGGTGATTTGATTGATAGGGGACCTGAAAATATCAAATGCCTAGAATTAATTGATTTTGACTGGTTCGAAGCAGTAAGAGGAAACCATGAGCAATTAGCTATTAATGGATTGGAGGGAAATAGGCAGTCACTTTACGCATGGCTGTATAACGGTGGTAATTGGTATTTTGAACTCGATCCAATTCAAAAACAAAAGGCTGAAAAACTAATTAAACGATGCAGAGATTCACCATTAATCATTGAGTTATCTATTGGTGAAAAGAAGATTGTTATTGCTCATGCAGACTATCCATATAACGAATATGAATACGGGAAAGAAGTAAGCAATAAAGAGGTTATCTGGAATCGAGATCGTGTTGAAAACGATAGCCATGTTTCAATTGACGGTGCTGATATGTTTGTTTTCGGGCATACGCCAATGAAAGAGCCAGAGCAGATGGGAAATCGTTTCTATATTGATACTGGAGCAGTTTTTAACGGAAAACTAACACTAATGAGAGTTAAATAATGGAAGATTTTTTGATTGTAATTGTGTCACTAGGAATGTTGTTTTTGGGCTGTATGTTGATGGGTGATTTTCTATGAACACAGAATATAAATGCCCTAAATGCGGTGGTGAGCTTTCTGATTGTTGGGATGGTGAGCCAGTAAGTGCTTTTGTGGGCGAATGGAGTGATGATCGCTTTCGCTGTGAGGGAAGAGTTGTCGCAGTGGGAATTATGGGGGCACAACGCACGAAATCTTGTGGTTATTTTGGGTTAGAAGATTTAGGCATTAAGTATCAAGAAGATTAGAGAAAGGAGAATAAAAAATGAGAAAAACAGCACTGGCACTACTTGTTGAAATGTATGTTTTAGGTCTTAGAGAGGGCAGGGACTGTAATGACTAAAAAAACAAAGCCATTAAATCGCAAATGTAAAATCTGTGGCGAAAAATTCCAAACCAACTTCTTTAATGTGCAATGGTGCAGCCCAGAATGTGGCGTTAAGTTAGCAAGACAGCGATTAGAAAAAGAGAAAGAAAAAGCAGCCAAAAAACGTGAAAAGGAAGAGAAAAAGCGCATCGAAGAAACCAAAGAGAGAATGAAAACTACAACAACATTACTCTCTGAAACACAAAGTGCAGTTAATAAGTACATCCGACTAAGAGATAGAAATAAGTGTTGTATTTCATGCGGAACGCCATTAATAGCAGAGCAGTTAGGTGGTGGATTTGATGCTGGCCACTATCGCAGTAGAGGGACCTCGCCACACTTAAGATTCTATACATTAAACATTCATGGACAGTGTAAAAAATGCAATCGTTATCACGGAGGAAATTATCATCAATTCAGAATTGGTTTAATCGAACGATTAGGAATAGAAAAAGTTGAGCAGATAGAAGCAGACCAAAGACCAAGACATTACTCAAAAGATGACTTGAGACGTATTAAAAAAATCTTCAATAAGAAAAGCAGAATGTTGGAAAAGCGCAAGGGGTTTTAATGCAACACATTGATAGAATTTTGACGGTTTGGGGACGTTTTGCCAATTCACGTATTGGCACGGAATATCCTTGTATTGCTGCTGGTATGCGTTTAGCGGTCGATCCACCGAGTGATTATAATATTTTCAATTTAACGGATGATACTTGTATCTTAATCGGTGATCAGATTATGAAGTTAAAAGAAAAGCAAGATCTACGCTATGACATCATTATGGCCAAGTACGCTTTACGAATTGATGATGAGCAGATTTGGAAAATTCTAAACATTGGTCGCACTACTTATTTTAGTAAATTGGCAGAAGCCAAAAGTTATGTAGAGGGTGCAATTGATGGAGCGAAAATAGTAGCTTACTTTTATGCTTAAAAAAGCTTGACTAGTTCGGACTAAATCTTTATATTTGGTATATCCTTGCGATATTTGTAAGCAAAGAAACGCAAATGTATTTAATAGCCCTGTTCAAAGATGAACGGGGTTTTTTATTGAAAAAATAGCCTAAATCTATAGGCTATTGTAATCGAGAGGTTATATGAAATGTAGAATAACCATTGATACTAATAAAATAGAAGAAGATTTATTTAATTTTGAAAAACTTATTTCCTTTGAAAGCATCTCTGATCATCTTCTCAACTTCTTTTTTGACAATTTGCACAGGATAATCTCTATCAATTTTGGTGTTGCATCTATTGCAAACGGCTCCGTTGAATTTATTGGAAGAGCTTATTTTACTGTTAGTCTTGAAAGTTGTATTACCGCACTTAGGGCAGGAAAGAGTGATTTTCTCTCTCATATTGAGTCCTTATAATTAGAGCATTTTTGCATAAAAAGGACACAAATCATCTTGCAAATAGACTTGAAAACCGCAATAATGAACACGGTTTCGAAGCCTATCTGAAGACAAATGGGCACTCTCGCAAAGTATGCTTGTTTGGTTTTACACATCAACCCCTAATAGTTGGCCCTATTAGGGGTTTACTATATCTAGTGTTAATTAAAGCAATTTAACACAAGATGTATGGATTATATTTAAGGATCAGATCTTAATCAAGGATCTTTATGTGTATAAAGATCCAATTTTTTATGTTAAAAAACACAGCCTATTAATTTATACAGCCCGCACTATGTTGTGGGCTTTTTTATTGCCCCAAAAGCAAGGGGGTGGAGATTATGAAAATGAAAGATGCTGGGACGCAATCATATATCTGGTCGGGATTTAGTGGCTTACTTGCTTGGCTTGGCGATCAACAAAACTTGATGATGGTTAGTCTTGCTATTGGTATTGTTACCGCCCTTGTCAATCTATCCTCAAAATTTCATGAACGAAGAGTTCGAATTAGAGAAGAAGCCAGAAAACTCAAAACGAGAGAAGAAGAAAGAAAAATTAGAATTCGCGACGAAGAACGAAAAGAAGAGCTTCACAGGCTTCACGTAGAGCGATTAAAAAAAGGGCTTGATATCGAATGAAACACGCCAAGAAGATAACAGCTTGTTCTGTTGCAATGATTATCGCTGTTGTCATGTCCGATCACTCAACTGAGATTCGCACCGGTGAGCGTGGACTAGAAATCATTGGTAATGCCGAGGGGTGCGCACGTGAACCATATAAATGCCCCGCTGATGTTCTAACGGTTGGTATTGGTTCAACGGAATTAAGCGGACTACCTATTGAACGTAAAAGATATTCAGATGAAGAAATAGCTAAACGTTGGGTAAATGACATCAAAGTGGCTGAAAAATGCGTTAATAACTGGGCAAGTGGAAAGAACTTACCGCAAAGTACATTTGAGGCAGCGGTATCAATCACATTTAATGTCGGATGTTCTAAGCTGAAATATTCTACGTTATTTAAACACGCAAAAAATGGCGATATTCAAGCAATGTGCGATCAATTTCCACGCTGGAAATACACTAACGGTAAAGTATTACGTGGACTTGAAATCCGCAGACAAAAGGAACGTGAGCTATGTTTAGCCGACTTACACAAATCTTGATCGTCGTAATTTTGGGCTTGTGTGTCGCGTTGTGGTTCCAGTTCCAATCTATTTCTAACTTAAAAGCCAAAAACACTACTCAAGCCCAAATCATTTCACAGCAAAGTGAAAGTATAAAATCACTTAAACAGCAAGAAGAAATCAACAGACAGCTAACGCTTGAGATTAGCAGATTAGAAAGTGAATCACGGAGTAAATCAGATGAAGCAATTAATTCTATTTCACATGATGAAAAGAGTGCTGACGCTTACAATGCTAGCGCTCCTCGTTCTATTGTTGAGTTCTTGCGCAAGTAAGCCAGTAGTTCAAGTATACCCACAAATTCCAGCAGCACTTCTGGCGCATTTAGATAAAACAGGTTTTAACGGTAATACTTACGGTGACGTTTCAAAGTACGCAGTGATACTCAAACGCGAAAGAGATGTTTGCTTAAACCGAATCGACAAGATTCGAGAGTGGCAAACAGAAAACGCACAGAATTAAAAGAGGCATAGATATTTCACTATGCCTCTTTTAATTATAAAGATGATGATAACTCTCGTTGTGAAGCTACTGCTAAGAAATGGCTACGGTCTTTATAGATTGGATTATTAGCTACACGTTGGTCTATTCTATCAATTAGATATTGCGGTAATACAATATTTACACGCTGGCGTTTACCAAAGTAAGCAGTGATATCTACATCGATTAGTAACCAACTATCGCAATATTGAAAATCTTCTTGCTCTTTATAGTGAAGAAAGCCCAAATCTTTAATTTGGGAAATATCAAAATCACTCTCAACCATCATTTCTAAGATGGTATGGATTGCATCAGTTACCATTGGAACAATTTCTTCGACAGTATCTGCACCACTAAAACAAGAGTAAGTTTCATTAAAAAGCGCAGGCACACATAAGCCAAACGCTTCATTTTCATTTTTTGGCGTTTCAACGCCAATGGTAAATAACATATAACCTCCTAGATAGGACTCGGCAGAGCTATAAAAGCCCTGCCGATTTCTTTATGGATCTAACAGTACCTATTGGTAAATCTTTCTTGGGATGTGGAACAGGAAACGTCTTTCCTGTTTTGGGTGAATACCATATATGGTGTGACCCTTTACATCTCAATTCAGTACATCCAATTGCTGTCAGTTCCTTGATTAAGTCGTGTGAGTTCACGTGATGCCTCCTTTGTCTTAATCAAGTATTATTATACACACATATACACACAAAGCAAGTATTTAAAAAAGGATTAACCATTATGCCAAAAAAAGACGAGGTTAAATCCACGTCTAAATGGCGTGGCCAACCAACGAAATATAAATCTGAGTATGTAGCACAAGTAAAGAAATTGTGTCTACTTGGAGCAACAGATAAGGATATTGCTAATTTTTTTGAGGTATCTGAGTCCACTTTAAATAACTGGAAGAATGAATATCCTGAATTCTTGGAGTCCATAAAAAAGGGAAAAATGCTAGCGGATGCAAATGTGGCCGAGAGACTTTACAAAAGAGCTTTGGGTTATGAGGCACCTGACGTTGATATTCGGGTAATAGAAAATAAAATAGTTGAAACGCCTTTGATAAAGCATTATCCACCTGATCCAACATCAGCTATTTTTTGGCTCAAAAATAGACAGCCAGAAAAATGGCGAGATAAGCAAGTTATCGACCATACAAACTCAGACAGCTCTCTCAATCGTCCAACAGTCATAGAGTTAGTCGCACCGATGGTAAATGCCGATGAAAACCCAGATTGAAATACCGCCTAAGCTTATTCCCGTTTTTTCTAAACCGAATATGCGTTATCGTGGCAGTTTTGGTGGTCGTGGTTCTGCAAAAACAAGAACATTTGCGAAAATGACTGCTGTTGTGGCGTATCAGCGTGCAATGAATAACGAAAGCGGTGTGATCCTGTGTGGTCGTGAGTTTATGAACTCATTAGAAGATTCATCACTGGAAGAAATCAAACAAGCGATTCGTTCTGAGCCCTTTTTAGAAGCTTTTTTCGAAATCGGTGAAAAATTTGTTCGTACCAAGTGCGGTCGGATTTCTTACGTTTTTACTGGCTTACGTCACAATTTAGATAGCATCAAATCTAAAGCCCGCATTTTGTTAGCTTGGGTAGACGAAGCGGAAAGCGTGAGCGAAATAGCGTGGCAAAAACTATTGCCAACGGTACGGGAAAGTAATTCTGAAGTCTGGGTGACATGGAACCCCGAAAAGAAAGGCTCAGCCACAGATTTACGCTTTCGTCAATCTATTCCAGAAAATGCAATGATTGTTGAAATGAATTATACAGATAATCCATGGTTTCCTGATGTATTAGAGCAAGAAAGGCTTAATGATAAAAAACGCCTTGATGATGCAACATACCGTTGGATTTGGGAAGGTGCTTACTTAGAGGCAAGCGAGGCTCAAATATTTAAAGGTAAATATGAAGAATTAGAATTTAAACCAAATCAAGATTTCAACGGTCCATATTTTGGGCTTGATTTCGGCTTTGCTAAAGATCCAACTGCTATAGTTAAGTGTTGGGTGTTTGATAATAACTTGTATATTGAGCATGAGGCAGGCAAAACTGGCTTGGAGTTAGATCACACAGCGGGTTTTATGAAAGAAAGGGTGCCAGATATAGAAAAATATATATTGCGTGCAGACTCAGCGAGACCAGAATCAATTAGCTACCTTAAACGCAACGGTATCCCTCGGATTGAGGGAGTTAAAAAATGGAGTGGATCGGTTGAGGACGGTATAGAGCACATCAAATCTTATAGGAAAGTCTATATACATCCTCGCTGCAAAGAAACATTACGCGAGTTCAGGCTGTATAGTTACAAAACAGACAGATTAACAGGCGATGTACTACCTACAGTGCTTGATGAGCACAATCATTATATCGACGCGATTCGTTATGCGTTAAATCCGCTAATGCAACCTATTGGAATATCGGTGCAATCTCCATTAAAAATACGCTAAGGATTTTATATGTTTAAAGTATCTGATACTTCGCCAGAAATGGCGAAATTGCATTCGCGCGTCCGCATTATAGATGACTTGTTAGGTGGAACAGAGCGAATGAGAGAAGTTAGCAAAACCTATTTACCAAAGTTCCCATTAGAAGACGAGGATACTTACAAAAATAGGCTAGAACGAACAACGCTTTATCCAGCTTTAGAAGAAACACTCTCCCAAATGAACGGGAGAGTTTTTTTTACCCCAATTAATATCACAAAGATCAACAATAAGCTTGCTAGTGAAATACTCCCGGACGTGGATATGGAAGGGAATAACCTTGATGTGTTTGCATCCAGTTGGTTTCACGCAGGATTAGCCTATGGTGTTAGTTATGTTCTGGTCGATTACCCAGTCACAAACGATGCCAAAACGCTAGCAGAAGAAAAAGCCATGGGGGCTAGACCTTATTTAGTTCACATTCATCCAGCCTCAGTTTTGGGTTTTAAAACAGCCAGAATTAACGGTAAACGTGTATTTACTCAATTTAGATACCGTGAGTTCGTTGATGAAGAGAATGGAGAATTTGGGTTAAAACAGATTGAGCAGATCAATGTGTATGAGCGAGGAATAGTTCGAAAATTCAGAAAAATTGAAAATGCGAAAGATGGAGATAACGATTATTACTTGCACGCTGAGGTTGAGCTTAAGCATTTAGGCAAAGCTCTTGATTTTATTCCTATCGTACCTTTTATTACAAAACAGAGTGATCACTTTGGCATTGGAAGACCTCCATTGTTGGAGTTAGCCCATTTAAATATTAAACACTGGCAATCCCAATCAGACCAAGACAACATTGTTAGTGTTGCAAGAGTTCCAATCCTTGCTAGAACTGGAGCGGTTGAGGGGGAGCAGTTTCAAATTGGGGGTTCCGTAATTGATCTGCCAAGAGAAGGTAGTCTTTTCTATGTTGAACATTCAGGTAATGCAATAGGTGCCGGGAAAGAATCAATTAAAGAGCTTGAATCTCAGATGTTGGTGGCTGGGGCAAAACTTCTTATCAAAAACATTATCGCCATGACTGAAAGTCAAGCAAGAGATGAGCAAGGAAAAGAAATTAGTCAATTAAGACTTTATGCCAACAAATTCGAAGACGCACTTGATTTAGCGCTTGAATATGTAGGTTTCTGGCTTGGTATTGAGAACGTAGGCAATGTTGAGATAAGCGGAAACATTGATAGCGAAATCGATCCTAACGCCTCATTGGATATGGTTATTAAACTGAATTCGGCTGGAGTCATTTCCACCCAAACAACATTTGAGGAGGCAAAACGCAGAGGTTTGCTATCTGATCATGCTAGTTGGGAAGATGAGCAAGCTAGACTAGAAGTCGAAAGTATGAGTGGAAATTTCCATGGAGAAAACAATGAGTATTGATGAGCAAATAGAACATCTGCTCACAGATCATAAAATCTTACTCTTTCGTTATGACGCCTCACTAAGACGAGAAATCGTAAAACGGCTCAATAAACTGCAAAAACAGATGTTGAGCCGCATTTCTGCTGTTGGGTTGGAAAATGCAAGTAAAAGAGATGTAGCAAAGTTACTTGGTGAGATAAAAGAACTTATCAAGAGTTACTATGTTGAAATGTATAGTTTTACAGATGGTGAGTTGCAAAGCCTTTTACCAATTGAAGCTTTGGCAATAATGGAAATATACAACCAGTCCGTAAAATTCGATTTATTCAACAAGGTACCGGACTATAAGTTAAAAGCCAGTAAAACCGCTCAAATCGTCGCTGGTTCACCTTTGTCTGATTGGTTCGATAAACAGGGAGGCGATTTAAGTTTTAAGTTCTCTGGGCTAATTAGACAGGGTATTTTGGACGGTAAAGCAACAAGCAGAATCATCACAGAAGTAAATGAGCTTATGGTGCATTCACGTCGTTCTGCTGAAACATTAGTTAGAACGGCTGTGATGAAGGTTAACGACGAAGCTCACAAGCTTTTGCGTGATGAAAACATGGATATCATCAAAGGCGAGCAACACATAAGCACTCTTGACACGAGAACGTCAGAAGTTTGTCGTGCTAGAGATGGTTTAGTGTGGGATTTAAACCAAAAGCCAGTTGGTGATCACAAGGTGCCATACCAAAGACCTCCATTACATCCAAATTGCAGATCAACCTTGCGTCTAATTATGAAATCTTGGCGAGAGTTAGGCTTTGATGTCGATGAAATTCCAGAAAGCACTAGAGCCAGCATGGATGGACAGGTAAAAGCTAACATCACTTATGAAGATTGGCTTAAAAACAAAACTAAGGCGCAACAAGATGAAATCTTAGGCAAGGGTAAGGCTGATTTATGGCGAAATGGTGTTATCACTTTTCGGGATATGCTAGATCAGTCTGGGCGCCCCTTGACACTCAAAGAACTTAGAGAGCAGTTTAAATTAGGCGGTGTTGAGAGTGCCGTAAATGCTGTTTATAAACGCGCAAGTGAATTAGAGCCGGCATTTACAAATGATATGTTATCCATCGTTAAGCAATCTAATGGCTATTTAGATGGGTTAGATTATCGCTTGAAAAGCATTGATTCCATCACGCGCAAAGTTCAAACGGATATTATTAAAACCGGAATAACAGAAGGAGAGTCGCTAAGTAAAATAACTGATATTGTGCGTTATACCACAATTTTTGAGAGCAAGAATTTCACGCAAAATTATTTTCGAATGCAGGAAATTCTTACTGAAAAAGGTTATAATGTAACCAGAGTTAAAAATACTTGGCGAAAAGGTGCTGTATATAAAGGTATTAATACGATCGTTGAAAAAGATGGCGTTAAGTTTGAAATGCAGTACCACACCAGACAAAGCTTTGAGTTGAAGAATGGAAAATTGCATGAGTTATATGAAAAAGCAAGGATTCTTAATATTTCATCCGAAGAGCTTAAAAGACTTAACGAGAAGATGAAGGATTTAAGTAATCAACTTGAAACCCCTGTCAATATAGGAAAGATCAGGAATTAGCGATGGAATATTATCTTGTTTTCCCAAAGTCAAATAATCAATTGCTTGTGAGAGGTGAAGCATACGACTATTTAACGTTTGCCAAGTTTGATTTAAAAAAAAATGCTTGGGATAATTCTGATGCGTTTTATTGGGGCGACAAAATTTTAGCAAGTGATTTTGTTGATTTCGAGCAAATATCGGAGGAAATGGCAAATGCATGGATTGATAAGCATAAGTGATAAAGCAAAATTATTTGCAGAGCAGATACATGCTAATCAATTTGATAAGGCTGGAAGTCCTTATATTTGTCACTTATCTTTTGTTGCTGAAATGCTTACAGGTGAGCACGATGATGTTATTGCTGCGGCTTGGTTGCATGACAGCGTGGAAGATACCGAAACTACAATAACTGACGTTAAACACCTGTTTGGTGAACACATTTCCGAAGCTATAGATGCGATAACGAAACGAGATGGTGAGGATTATCATGGCTATTTGCAACGAGTAAAATCGAATGATATAGCAAGAAAAGTTAAAATAGCTGATCTCACTCATAATATGGATTTAAGTCGTTTACCAAAAATAACAGAAAAGGATTTATCTCGACAGAGAAAATATCAACAAGCTAAACAATTTTTACAAACCTAGCCTAGCGCTAGGTTTTTTATTACCAAATAAAAGGAAAATATGAACCGTGAATTAATCCATGTTTATCCAATAAACGACTTAAGAGAGCATGAACATAGCGAAAATTGTTGGTGTAAGCCAATTGTTCTTGAAAGTGCTGATATTTGCATTCACCACGCAATGGATCAGCGCGATCGCTATGAAAATAGTGAATTAAAAATGCACTAACAAATTTAAAACAGAAAACAACGACCGCCTTAGTGGAAACACGAGGCGGTTTTTTTATGCCCGTCATTCAAGGAATGGCGATTTTAACGTGCTAGGCACATCAACAACATATCACGAGGTGATCTTTTATGTACACATTTATGAATTTAGGCAAATTCTCACAAAAGCTTAATGGCAATCCTAATGAAGCTGGCGGCGGTGCTGGTGAGGCGAAATATACACAAGCCGATCTTGATAAAGCCATTAGCGAAGCAGTCGCAAAAGAAGTCGCTGGACTTAAAACAAAGAATTCTGAATTGCTAGGCGCTCAGAAAGATTTGAAAGAGAAGTTAGCTAAATTCGACGGCTTAGACCCGGAAACCATTAAAAATCTCATGACTCAATTCGAGAATGATGAGGAAATGAAAAAAATTGCTGAGGGCAAGTATAAAGAAGTCATTGAAGCTCGAGTAAGCAAGGTAAACGAAGCAAAACAGCGTGAAATCGACGCACTCAATGCGAAACATCAAGAAGAAATGAATAAGCTGCAAGCAAGCTTAGATCGCTATTCTGGATTGGTTCTTGAAAACGCTATCCGTAGTGAGGCAACCAAAGCAGGTGTTACCTTTGGTGCTGACGATGCTGTATTAAGAGCTAAGCTCACGTTTAAGCTTGATGACGGACTCGTTGTTCCAGTTGACGAAAATACTTTTGGTGGTGATGGTAAACCATTGACACTGAAAGAATGGTTCGAAAGCATGAAAGAAAAGGCACCTCACTGGTTCCCAGCATCGCAAGGCGGTGGATCTTCTAATGGCAGCCAAAATGGAGCGAAAACAATGTCTCGCGCTCAATTCGAAAAACTCTCTCCTGCTGAACGAATGAAGACTATGCAGGATGGAATTACATTAACTAACTAAATTAAAAGAGGTCAGAAATGGCAGAACAAAATACTTTAACAGCAATCGCACCATCTCTTTATGCTGCGTTAAATACCGTTTCTCGTGAGATGGTTGGATTCATCCCAGCGGTTAACCGTAACTCAACAGCAGAGCGTGCAGCTTTAGGTGATGAAGTGACTGTACCAATCGCAAGTGCGGGTGAGCTTGAAGATATTTCACCGGGTCAACAACCTAAAAATTCAGGCGGTACCACTCCTGAATCAGTCAAAATTAAGATGGAGCACTCAAAAGCCGCTCCTATCGTTTGGACTGGTGAAGATGAGAAACGTGTAAGTAACGCTGGTGTTTTTAATGGCGTATTAGCTGATCAGTTTGCTGATGGTATGCGCAAGCTTGTTAATACGATTGAGCGCGATGTCGCAAGCAAAGCGTTGATTGGTGCCTCTCGTGCCTATGGTGAGTATGGCAAGACACCATTTGGTACAGCGGGTAATTTATCTGACTTCGCTGGTGTTGCCCGTATTCTTGATGACAACGGCTGTCCTATCGTGGATCGTCAATTAGTCGTCAACTCTGGTGCAATGGCTAACTTGCGTGGTGTGCAGTCTGTTTTATTCAAAGTGAATGAGGCAGGTAGCGCAGATATGCTACGTGATGGCTACACAGATCGAGTGCAAGGCTTTGCCCTTCGTAACTCTGCTGGTATCTCAATGCATAAACAAGGTAATGCTGCCTCCAAAACCTTAAATGGTGGTGCGGCAACGGGATTGCGTGAACTTGCATTACAGTCTGGAACAGGTGATTTCAAAGCGGGTGATTTGATTTATCTAAACAATGATAAAAACAACATCTACACCGTGGCAGAAGATTTAGGTAACGGTGCGGGCAAATTGAAAATCAACGCACCGGGTATTGTCACTTCGATGTCTGGTAGTGAAACCATTACATCATTTGGCGACTTTACACCTAACTTTGCCTTTGACCGTAACGCTATTGTGCTTGCAACACGTGCGCCAGCGCAACCAACTGGTGGTGATAGCGCGGAAGACGTTATGTTCTTAACCGATCCAGTTACTGGATTAGTGTTTGAGGTTCGCGTTTACCGTCAATACCGCCAAGTTAAGTTTGAAATTGGTATGACTTGGGGCGCGAAAGTTATTAATTCTCGCCACTTGGCAATTTTAGCGGGTTAACCTGAAACAACATAAAGAGCGTTCCGAAAGGAGCGCTTTTTTTATGGAGAAAGATTATGTTTTTTAGAATTGAGAAACAAAATGAGCAGCTAGTAGTACATCAAAGCACGCTTTCTGAGCATGAATCTCTAGGGTGGGTCGTTTTAGGACCAGAAGAAACCAAAAAAGATGATAAAGGCTTGTCTGCTTTGAAAGTAGATGAGTTAAAAGCAATGCTAACTGAAAAAGGAATTGATTTCGATCCTAAAGCCAAGAAAGATGACTTGATTGCCTTACTTAGCGAAGAAAGTTAAAAGTAAAGGGGGAAATATGGATTTAATAATCCCTAATGACTCCTACGTCACTTTGGAAGAAGCTAATAAATATCACGCCCACAGAAACAGTGCATTTGCATGGCAAGAGCTTGATGACGAAACGAAAGCAAGGCGTTTAGTGAGTGCATCGGATTTCTTAGACTTCAATTATCGCTTTCTTGGTAGAAAAGTAGATCCAACACAACCTCGAGCATTTCCTCGCACTAATACTGGTGGGACTGATAGTAAAGGTATTCCAACTTCGGTCAAATACGCCGTATTTGAGTTAGCTCTTTACGAGAATCTGAATGAAAATCCAGATAGTGAAATGTCTAGCGTTCGTGTTGGTCCTCTTTCGGTGAATTTCGAGAAAAACCTAGCATCTGGTAACGCAAGTAACCGCTTTGAATATGTAAAGGGCATTCTTGATACCTATTTGGATAAAAGCCAAGGTGGCGGCAAGGCTAGAATGTTAAGAGGGTGATATGTACGGTAGGCTAAAAAACATTTCATCATCACTCATCAAAAAATTTGGTTCTCCGTGTGTAGTGAGAATTGAAAAAAAAGGTGAGTACGATCCAGAAACAGGAAGTGTTAATACTGTTCAGGCAGTGGAAAACAAAGCTTTCTGTATTTTCGATAATCTTGCTTACGATTTTCCATCATACCGTGGCGATAGTGGCGCCAGCATGGTTAAACAAGGCGATGTTTTGATTTACCTTACGGCGGAAGCTAAGCCAGAATTAAATTCACATGTTGTAGTGAATGGTGAAACGTGGCTTATTGTTAAATTTCAGCCAATTAAGCCATCTAACACCGTCATCATTTACCAATGTCAAGCAAGGCGATTGGGTGGTTAATATGGGAAGTTTTGTTATTGATATAGCAAAATTCAGAGAAAAGCTCGGCAATAAAGCAGATCTTGTTCTGAGAAAAGTTGGGATTGAAACGTATGAAAAAGTAAAACAGAAAACACCAGTAGATACGGGGCAGTTAAGGGCGAGCTGGACTGTAAGTGTTAATGGAATGCCGCAGAATTATAATGGCGATACTTCTGCGCTTAATGCTGCCAAGTTTGGTGACACTATTATCATTGCCACAGATAAACCATACGCGCCTGTTATTGAATATGGTTTATATCCTAAACCCGGAGGAATAAAAACTGAGAATGGTTTCTCCACACAAGCCCCCCAAGGAATGGTGAGAATTACTGTTCAAGAAATGCAAGCTTGGCTTAGAAGCAATCTAGGGAAATTCTACTAATGAAAGCGAAAATCAGGGCAATACTTCAAAGTCATTTAGCAAAAATAAGTGATATAGAAACTGCATGGGAAGGTGTAGAAAATGTATTAAACCTACCTTATCAAAGTGTGTTTCTAAATATCTCAAGTACGCTAACAGGTGCAATTAGCGATAAGCCTAAGGCGCAAGAAACAGGGTTCTTACAAGTCACATTGTATTACTCTTCAGGAAAAGGAACGGCTGAGATTGAAGAAAAAGCATCGCAAATAAGACAGCATTTTTATGGTAAATCTTTTGCTAAAAAAGGTGTTCAAGTGGTTATCCACTCGCCACCACAAATAGGTGGCACTTATCTGAATGACAACATTCTTGCGCTACCAGTAACTATTAATTTTACTGCATATGAACTCTAAAGGAGGAACAACATGGCAACAAACGCACAAGGCACGAAACGCACGATCGTTTTCGCCAAAGAAACCCAATTTGGTACTAAAGCTACACACACAGGAGCAAAAATCCTTCCTCGCATAGAAAGCTCATTAGATACCAGTTTTGAGTCTTTTCAATCTCAAGAAATGCGTGATGATATGCAACGTGCAGCATCAATTACAGGTTTTGAGAAGGTAGAAGGAGAATTGAAAGGGGAACTTTCCGCTGGTCAATGGTCAGCCTTTTTAGCCGCAGTATTACGCGGAAATTTCACCACTCAAGCGAAAGCTCCTATTATCAAGAAAACAACGAAAGGTAGTGGTGAAAAACAAGGGAAAATCTTAGTTGTACCACAAAACAATCACACCACAGACTCATTCACTATTGAAGATTTGTTCTCGGATATTAATGTCAGGCGTATATATTTAGGTTGCAGAGTATCTAAGATTAGTATTAATGTACAACCTAATGGTATTGCTTCAATTAGTGTCGGATTTTTAGGTCAACGAAGTGAAGAAGGAACCACGCCTTATTTTACTTCTCCAACCAACATCAACCAATCAGGCAAGCTCGCTGGTGTAACGGGTAAGTTATTGTTTAATAAGCAACCTTTAGGACTTGTGACTGGCTTTAAGCTTGACATTGACTTAAATGCGTCTAGTGAGCCTGTATTAGGTGCAAGATACGCCCCTGATGTATTTATCGGCACCGTTGCAGTGAGTGGCTCATTTTCTATCTATATGCAAGATAAGAAAATGTTTGATGCTATTCGTCGTGGAGAAACGCTTTCTCTTGAATTGCGGATGGACGCAGAAGATGCCACTAACAGCGATTACGTATCAATCATTTTACCGGGTATCAAGCTCACATCTATTGATACGGATGATGGAGCAAAAAATATCATCCAAACATTGAATTTTGATGCTTTCCCAGAGGTGTACGATAGGGAAAGCCAAATTGATGACATATTAAAAGTAGCAACCACAATGATTGTACAAGATACATTGGCTTAATCTAAGCCAAATAAATCAAACCTCGACTAGCAATAGTTGAGGTTTTTTATTTTCAACAATTAAGGAAATTTAAATGAACCTACAAAATCTTTCACAAGGTAACTTGTCAGAATCACACCGTTTTGAATTACTACACCCTGTCACAGGCGAAGGATTGGGAGCTTATGTTAGCGTAGTAAGCGCGAAAAGCGATCAAGCGCAAAAATTTGTCGCTAAACAGATGCGGCTGGCTCAAAAGCAAGAGTTTGAAAACGCTCGTAGTCGTAAACCGAAAATCAAAGAGTTGGACGAAATTCGTGAAGAATCAGTTGAACTTGCAATCAGTCGTATTGTCGGATGGGAAAATATCGAATGGGGCGATAAAAAAGATTTACCGTTTACGCCTGAAAATGCCCGAATGGTGCTAGAACAATGTGATTGGATTATTGAGCAAGTGCTTGAGCAGTCCAATGATTTGGGAAAGTTCTTGGTGAGCTAATAGATGACTTGCTTCGCTATGCGGAGCAGGAATTTAAACTAGATAAGAAACCAAAAGAATCAAACAGTACGCTGAGAGAGCATTTACAAGCAATTGCTGAGCAAACAGGCACTACACCTGAAGAGCTGGATAATCCGGAGCCTAATTTGGCAGTACAGCATTTGCTTGTGATCTTTCAGCAGCTATCTCTTTCTCGTCAGGCTGGAATGGTATTAAATCCAATTACATACAGCGAAATTGTAGCGTGGTCGCAGTTATATCAAACTCGCCTTTCGATGTGGGAGATTGATGTATTGAAACGGATCGATTTGGTTTTTCTTAATATTCAAAATGAATAGGTGGCGAATGGAAACCTTTACCTTTGCTCCAAACTGGGGAATGAAATTAAGCAAAGAGCCAAAAGTCAAAACCATTACTTTCGGCGATGGCTACGAACAACGTCTAAAACAAGGGTTAAACCACAATCTACGAAGCTACTCTCTTACATTTAGTGGAGATATAAATCAAATGCAACAAATTGAAGCCTTTTTAGACCGTCACGAAGGGTATAAGGCTTTTTTGTGGTCCCCTTACCACTCCACGCAAGGTAAATTCAAATGTTCAAAATGGGACATTGAGCAAAAAGAGAGCCACTGGACAATCTCTTGTGAATTTAAAGAGGTGGTAGCCTAATGAAACAAGGATAATTTATGACAGATATAGCCACTCTTGCCATTGAGATTAGAACTAATGGTATATCTCGCGCAAATCGCGATTTACGTAGTGTTGAGCAAGTATCACAAAAAACGGAAAAAGCCGTTAACTCTCTAAGCCTTGCTGTGAACGTATTGAAACGCTTAATGGCGTTAGGGATTGGCATTCAAGGCCTCTCAGGGTTCTTACAAATGGCTGACACAATGCAATCCCTGCGCGCTCAAGTGAAATTTGTGACAGGTTCATTGGCAGAGTTAAATAAGGTGCAAAACGAGTTATTTAATATTGCTCAACGTACGCGTTCCAGTCTTGAATCAACAACACAGCTCTATATTCGAACATCACGAGCCTTGAAGGATTACGGCGTATCGCAACAGCAAGCATTGCAGTTTACTGAAACCATTAACAAAGCAATGGCAGTGGGTGGTGTTGGTGCGCAAGAGCAAGCCAGTGCTTTAATGCAATTATCACAAGCGCTTGGCTCGGGGCGTTTACAAGGTGATGAATTTAGAACAATTGCGGAAACCGCGCCGATTATTCTTGATGTAGTCGCGGAATATATGGGGAAAAGTCGAGCTGAAGTGAAAAAACTGGCGTCTGAAGGCTTAATTACCTCGGAATTACTTTTTAAAGCAATCAGTGGCTCAACTAAGAAAATCAACAAGCAATTTGAAGAAATGCCTCTTACATTCGGGCAAGCAATGCAGCAGCTGCAAAATGCGGCCTTAAAGTTTGTTGGGGATTTGAATCAATCTACCAACGCAACCAACTTATTAGCTCAAGGGGTGAGTTTTTTAGCTGAAAATTTCAATACACTTGGTGCTATCGTTGGTGGTGTTATGTTGGGTCATTTGGCGAAGTATGGGCAATCAATGGCGGTGGCTGCGGTAAATGGACACAAACAAAGCCTCGCTAATTTACAAGTCGCTAAAACAGAGCAAGTAAAAGCAATAGCAGAGCTTAATGCCGCGCGTGCTAATATGGCGGTGTTGGCATCTGAATTGAAGTTGGCACAAACGGAGCAAACTCGTTCAGTTCTTCGGATGAGAATGGCTCAACAAGCGACACTCATTACCAGTCTAACCAATGCGGAGGCTGTAGCAACAAATAATTTAGCGATTGCTCAAGCTAAAGCATCTATCGCTGGTCGTGCATTGAAGGGGGTAATGGGGTTATTAGGTGGACCAGTTGGAGTTATTACCATAGCGGCGAGTGCCTTATTTTATTTTCATCAAAAAGCAGAAGAAGCTAGAGAAAGAGCATTAGATCTAGCAGGTGCAAATGAGAGATTAAAACAGTCTTACGAGGATTTAAGTGAGGCTGTATTACTTGATTTAATCCGTAAACAGATTGATGAATTGGCAAACTCTCGGAAGCAAGTTAAAAATATAGAAGATGAAATTAGAAACGCTCAAAGAGTAATAAATCAATTTTTAGGATTATCTGTTCCTGACAAATTAAAAATCGAGCTAGAAGCCCTGAAAGATAGACTTGCTAAGCTGAAAGAAGGTGAGAGCATCAATTTCTCAACACTAGAAAAACAACTTGGTGCATTAGCACCAATATTTGTTAGTAGTGGTAGAGATATAGAAGCTTTTAGAAAAAAACTTTTGCTATTGGGGTTAAGCTCGAAAGATGCTGAGGTTCTTATAAATTCTCTTGGAAAATCTTTCACAGATTCTGCGAAGTCATCAGGGAAAACGATAAATGGATATAGTCGCATCGAGTCCGAGTTAGCAAAACTTAAAGAGAGAACAGAAGAAGCAAGACAGAAGTTTGAAGTTTTAACTTTAAAACAGCAAGGAAATGAAAAAGCATCTTATGTACTTTCTCAACTTTATGATGTTTTAGGGGAAAAAGGCACTGAATATGCTAATGTTCTTAAAGAAATCGCCGTTGGCAACTATATTGCTGCACAATCAGAGCTCTCTCACATTAAGGACGCTAAATTCTCTTTGGAAGAACTGATCGGAATGAAGAAAGAAGCGGAAACTGCATTTTGGTTCGTATCACAAACTGATAAATTTAGTGCTTCAGGCCAAGATAGTCTAAGTGAATGGAAAAATTTTTATAATGAACTTCAAAAAGCGAGCACTGATAGCTTAACTCAAATATCTCTTAATGAGGAGCAAGCGTTGAGAGATATGTTAGAGAAGGCGAAAAAAGCTAAGATTGGGCACAAGGAAATAGAGCAAGCCAAAGCCTTAATCACTGAAAAATACGCCAAAGAGAGAATGGAAGTCGCGGAAAATTATGTGCCATCATTGAGATATGAGCGCGAATTGATTGAACATCTCAAGCTAATCGATCAGCTACAAAAAACTAATCGGATTACAGCAGAACAAGCCGGAGATGCCAAATTAGCGTTAGGTGCTAAATACAATCCTTTATTAGCTGCTCAGCAAACGTATATCAATAACCTGAAAGAGATTGAACTACTAGAAGTGAAAGGTGGTTTAACTAAACCACAAGCAGATATTGCACGTAAGCAACAGGCGACAGATCTAAAAAATACTGAATGGCAAGAGTGGCTGAAAAATGCGGATCGATCAGACCCTTTTAACGGCTTAAAAGTCGGTATTAAAGAATTTGGCGACCAAGCTAATGATGTAATGGGTAATGTTGGGCAAGTCACAGGTAGAGCATTAAATGGGATGACAGATGCTTTAACGGATTTTGTGATGACCGGTAAAGCTAATTTTGCTGATTTAGCAAGATCTATTATTGCGGATCTTGCTAGAATGATCATTAAAATGATGATTTTCAATGCACTAAAATCCGCTTTTGGTGGCACATCAATAGGTTCCTTTTTGGGGTTCTCTGAAGGTGGTATTGTGGGTGAGCATTACAATGGCGGTCTTGTTGGTTTCTCTAGAGGGGGATTTACTGGATTTGGAGGTAAATACACACCAGCTGGCATTGTTCACAAAGGTGAGTATGTCATCACGAAAGAGGCAACAAGTAGAATTGGCTTGGATTATCTCAATTATCTGAATTATGGTGATCGTGGTTTTGCGAATGGTGGTGGAGTGAATGTTCCGAGTTTAGCTTCTTCAACCTCTAGTTCTAATCGAAATATCTCAATAAAAATCATTAACAACGGTGAGCCTGTACAAGCTAATGTCAGCTCGAAAGAAAGCAATGGACAATTAGAGGTGACCGTTGAGCTTATTAGACAGATATCTAAACAAGTGGTTAATGAAACGATTGAAGACAACTTTAGACAAGGAGGCGTGTTCGCATGATCAGCTCAGAAATAAAACTTGAGCTTTCAAAGCTTGAGCAAAACGCCATGATTGACTTGTTTGAAGTGGATCTGCGCGGTCTTAAAGATAAAGACGGCATGAATGGTGAGTTATACCGCTTTTATGCTGGCACGAACGAAATGCTCAACCCCATTGTGTGGCAAGGTAACACTTATCAACCTTTTGGAGCAAACGCGACGGGATTTTCTTTGTCTGGAAAAGGACCGTCAAACCGCCCACAATTAACGCTCGCGAACTTCAATGGGTTTGTGACGGGAATTGCCAATCGGTTTGATCAATGTCTTGGTGCGATCGTGCGCAGACGACAGGTCTATGTACAACATCTTGATGCAGTAAATTTTAAAGATGGAAATACACAATCAGATCCAACGCAAGAAGTACTTAGTTTTTTTATCATTGAGCAGCTATCTGTATTAAAGCGTGACGTTGCCGTGTTTGTGCTTGCGTTACCAACGGAAACGGACAATGCATTGATTTCTTCTCGAACAATTGGCATTCATTGCGGTTGGCTGTATCGTTCTTCAGAGTGCGGTTATATGGGGCCACCGGTTGCCGATGAAAAAGATCAGCCAATAAGCGATCCCAAAAAAGACAAATGCAGTTGTTTAATTAGCGGTTGCAAGTTAAGGAACAATACGCGCAATTATGGTGGCTTTGTATCAGTAAATAAAATTGGGTAAACATGGATAAACTAAAACGACAAATAACAGACTACGCAAAACAATGTGAGCCGTACGAAATGTGCGGTTTTGTTGTTTTTAACGGTCAAGAAAAAATTTTCATCGCTTGTGAAAACATCGCTGAAGATAAAGAGAATCACTTTGAAATCTCAGCAGATGATTTCTTAAAAGCAAATCAATACGACGGCATTGTCGCTCTTGTTCATTCACACCCTGACGGCAAGCCGTTTTTATCCGCAATGGATCGTCAAACGCAGATGTTCTCAAATCTTGATTTCTGGCTTGTCTGTCATGATGAGGTCCACGAGTTCCCCGTTATCCAGCCACTTATCGGGCGCGATTTTCTTCACGGAAAAACAGATTGCTACACGCTATTCCGCGATTTTTATCGCTTGGCTGGCATTGATTTCCCTGATTTCGAACGTGACGACTTCTGGTGGGAAGATGGACAGAATCTGTATCTGGATAACATGGAAAAGCACGGTTTTGAGCGTGTTTTTGATGAAAAAGGGGTCCAGGTAGGTGATGTTATTTTGATGCAAGTCGGTGCCGACGTGCCAAATCACGCTGCGATCTATATCGGTAATCAGCAAGTATTACATCACAGCCCAAAACGGCTTTCTAAGCGCGATCTATATGACGGGTATTGGCTCAAGCACACGCACAGCATTTGGAGATTTAAAGAATGGTCAACGTTAAATTTTACGGCAGTCTTAGACAGTTTGGAACTTCATTCAAAATAGATGCAGAAAACACGGCGGAAATCATTCGCGCGCTCACTTCTCAAATCCCAAAACTGCGGGAATTTATTCAAAAAGGCTACTTCACAGTACGAATCGCAAAAGAATACATAGATAACCGCTATCTAGAGAAAGGGCTTTTTTACAAGCTAAAAGAAGGCATGACGGTTCATTTTACGCCTGTTTTAAAAGGATCTAAACGGGGAGGCGTGTTTAGTGTGATTCTCGGGGCTGCTTTGATGGTTGCATCAATATTTGTGCCGGGGGCGGGATTATTCGGAGGGCTTATTACAAAAGGCGCAGTATTCGGTATGGGAGCTACACTTGCTCTTGGTGGTGTTGCGCAGTTACTTACACCGCAGCCGAAAATGCCAGCAATCAATGAAAAAGAAAAGAAACAATCCACTTCGTTTTCGAATTTATCAAACATGGCCGCGCAAGGTCGGATGGTGCCGTTAGCTTACGGTCGGATTCGTTGTGGCAGTCTTGTTATTTCGCAAGGTGTTCAAACGCTCGATGTAAATATCGTTGAGAAAAATCAAAATACCGGGTTTTCAAAGGGATAAGTTATGGGTGGAAGAAAAGGTGGGGGCGGTCATACACCGTACGAGGCACCGGAAAGCGGACAATCTAAGCAGTTTGTTTCAATTGTTGAAATTGTGTCAGAAGGTCAGATCAAAGGCTTGGTTGACGGTGTTAAATCTGTTTATTTAAACAACACACCTCTACAAGCCAGCGACGACAGTTATAATTTTAAAAATGTTGAAGCGCAAGGGCGCATTGGTACGCAAGATCAAGAAGTGATGGAAGGGTTTAACACTTCTGAAAAAGAGATTGCGGTCAGTACACAAGTAAAAAAGCTTACACCGATTACACGCACGATCACGGATAGAAAAGTCAGCCGTTTACGGTTGACGCTCGGAGTTCAGTCGCTTTTTCATCAAAACGACAAAGGTGATGTTTACGGCTCAAAAGTTGATTTTACAGTAACAATCGGTGAAAGAAGTCATCTTGTATCAATAAGCGGAAAGTACAGCTCTCAATACTTGAAACAAGTTGAATTTGGCGACCTGCCACCGGTTCCATTTCAAGTTAAAGTTGAACGTGTGAATGCGGACAGTAAATCACAGCGTTTGCAGAATAACACGATCTGGGCGAGCTACACTGAAATCATCGAAACGCAATTTGCGTATCCGAACACCGCAATTCTTGGCATTCGTTTTGATTCGGAATATTTCAGTTCAATCCCGAACCGAACCTATGAAATTTACGGTATCGAAATGAAAGTGCCGAGCAATTACGATCCATTTGAGCGCACTTATACGGGATTTTGGGACGGTACATTTAAGATCGCATGGACCAATAACCCGGCTTGGATTTTATACGACTTGATGACAAATAAACGCTATGGTCTTGGCTGGCGTTTAGGTGAATTCAACGTTGATAAGTGGGCGTTATATCAAGCTGCGCAATACTGCGATCAAATGGTGCCAGATGGTTTTGGTGGACAAGAGCCAAGATTTACTTGCAATGCGTGGTTAACAGATCAGCGCAAAGCATACGATGTGATTAATGATATCTGTTCAATCTTCCGCGCGATGCCTGTTTGGAATGGTCGTGAGTTCACTGTCGTGATGGACAGACCGGCAGATCCTGTGTGGACGTACACAAATGCTAATGTAATTAGCGGGGAGTTCTCTTATCAATGTTCAGCACAGAAAGCGCGACATAATGAAATTCACATCGAGTATATCGACGCGGATGATAGCTATGAACGAAAGATCGAGGTTGTTTCTGATGATGATTTAATTCGTCGTCACGGCTTAAACGTTAAAAAAGTGACAGCATTTGCTTGCACGTCGCGTGGACAAGCGTTTAGAACGGGGAAATGGATACTTGAAACAGAGCGGTTAGAAACAAAAACAGTAACGTTTGCGGTTGGTGCCGAGGGGCTGATGCACATCCCGGGCGATATTATTCGTGTTGCAGACTGTGATTATGCTGATACTAACATCGGTGGTCGTGTTCTTGATATTAATGGTAATAAAGTCACACTTGATCGTGAAATTGAAATCAACGGAAACAGCCATCTTACGTACATTGACGGTGAAGCGAAGCATAAAGATATTCGTATTGTCAGTAAAAACGGCAAAGAGGTTATGCTTGAATCTGAGCCAGTAGGACTAGCTGAGCTTGGTGTGTGGTCTTTGACTACGCAAGAAATCAACGTGCAGTTATTTAGAGCGTTGACGATCAATGAAGAAGAACAGGGTCAATACACAATTGTCGCACTTCAACATGAGCCACAAAAAGAGGCTATCGTGGATAACGGTGCTGTGTTTGAACCGCGTGAAACCACGCTTTCTACTGCCGGACTTGATAAAGTTAGTCACGTTAACGTGCAGGCTAATGGTGACGGTGTTGCACTAAGTTTTGACTATGTCGTCAAGCACAGCGCAATGGTTAAATACCAGATAAAATTATATAAAGCCGGAACGTTTTATAAAATTTACGACGATTTAACATCGCCTAACTACAAATTCACAGGTTTGCCAGACGGTGAATATACCGCAGAAATCCGAGCTAAAAACGAGCAAGGACAGCTATCAGAGGCCGTTACAAAGTCATTCAATATCAGCTTTGCTGTGAGTGAATTAACGACAGTATCGAAAGTGTTTGGCATATTGTTGCAGTGGAAAAATCCTGTTTTTGCCAATCCTAACTCAGCGATTGAAATATGGACGAGTACTGACAATCAATTCGAGAACGCGAGAAAGCTTGTGTCTCTTTCTTACCCTACGAGCGAGTATTTATTCAGCGGTCTAGGCGTCAATGAAAAACACTATTTTTGGGTGCGAATGATTGACACAGCAAATGGCAATGCTGGGGAATTTACAAAATCAGTCGTCGGCACGTCTGAGAAATCAGGCAAAAAGCTTGTTGAGTACATTCAAGGACAAGTAACAAAAAGCACTCTTGCGAAAGATTTAGCACAAGAAATCACGCAGATCCAAGCAACAGCAAGTGAAGCTACCGATTCAGCAAAAATGGCACTCTCACGCATTGATAGTGAAGCAACAACACGCGCTGAACAAATCAAGCAAGAAGGCGAAAGCATTAAAGCTAGCGTTAGAAAAGAGTATGAGAAAAACGCAAGTGCAATCTCTAATCTAGAGAAAACAACGCAAGATCATGCACTACAAATCTCAACCGTTCATTCTAAGTTTAATCAGCTAGAAATCGGTGGTAGAAACTTACTGAAACATAGTGAAAAGCTCAATAAAAACTGGGGAAAAAATGGCGGTGTAACGCTTGATACGGATCACGGCATTGCGACACTGACTGCCAACGGTCGATTGGTCGCACTAAGTCAAGTGCTCATTGAAGATCAGGTGGAAGTCAAGGACGGTAAAGTCGTGCTTTCGTTTGACGCTTTATCGAACAAAAGTGGCAAGCTTAATCTTAGATTAAGACGATATACCGGCAGTACTCATTCTGACATATCGGCTTATGTAACAGTCGATTCACGCGACTACAAGCGTTACTCAGTAGTCTTTGACTATCAAAAATCGGAAGGTCAAACGCGATTAAGTGTTGAGATTGTAACGTATGAAAAAGATGGTACAGTTTTCAATATTAAGAAACCTAAACTTGAACTCGGCAACATCGCAACGGACTGGACGCCAGCCCCCGAAGATGTTGACAGCACTCTTTCAGAAGTAAATGCGAGTATCTCTTCGCTTAAAAATACGACGGCTGAGAAAGAGAAAGCATTCTCTCAAGAAGTTAGCACAGTCAAAGCGGAAATCGTTGGCGCAAAAGCATTGATAACATCGTCAAGTCAAGCAATCTCTAGTCTTGACGGCAAAGTGCAATCAATGTACACGTTGAAAACTGAAACTGTCGCTGGCGGTCGTAAAGCGATTGCCGGCATCGCACTTGGTGCGGACGGTCAAACTGCTGAATCACAAGTTATCATTTTTGCTAATAAGTTCGCTATCGCAGATCCGAACAGTAACGCATTAAAAACTCCATTTGTCATTTCAACACACAACGGACGTTCACAAGTTGCTTTGGCTGGCGATTTAATCGTTGATGATTCAATCACTGGTAACAAGATTCAAGCGAATAGCACAATCACAGCGCCAAATATTAATGGCGGTGTTGTGAATGGCGGTTCGTTTACTGGCGGAAGTATCGACATCGGAAATGGAAACTTTACTGTTGATAGCACTGGGAATTTAACAGCCAAAAATGGCGTATTCAGTGGCAGATTAGACGGTGCGACTGGTCGATTTAAAGGTGAGCTGGAAGTAACGAAACTGATTGGCGGTGGTGTTATTGAGCAAATCGTTGCAACAATGACTAAGACAGGGACACGTAGTGTTGAATACGTATATTACGTTAACCAACATGATGATGAAAGAGCTCGATATGGTACTGTTTACGTTCCAATTTACGCGGCGACGATCAGAATTGATCCATATCCCGTCGATCGATATGTAAAAATAGGCGACGAACTATCTTTTGTATTAAAAGCAAATCAAGCTTTTACTAAAAAATATGAAAGAGTTGGTACGTTCTTACAGGACAATGAGTATGTCACACCAGTCGATCCGGACAAAAACTTACTCATTATAAGCTACGCCCTATCAGATACTGGCACAATCTCTTTCTCATAATTCAAGCCCTATTTCTAGGGCTTTATTTTTACTAAAAGGAAAACACAATGAAATACATCGAAAAAACAATTGAAGATTCACAAACTGGCGCAAATGCAAGCTATCACGAGCTAGTGTCATTTACCGTTGACTACAACAACAGCTCCGTGACTTCGACTACAGCGAGCTATGTATCTAAAAAAGCGAAAGATGGAAATAAAAAAGCACTTTCTTTTAATTCGTTTTACTTGAACTCAGTTCCAGAACGTGGCGAAAGTGCGCATGACTGGGTGTTAAATCAGTTAGTGCAGCCACAACCAGAAGATTACCAGCATGACGGACAGTCTGTGAATCCGTATATGTTTGCTGGTGGACAAGTAAAAAACGACTAATAAAAAAGGGCTAAATGCCCTTTTTCTCAAGAATGTTAGTGAGGACAGCTTAATATAAGCTGGTTGTCTTTTTCAAAGACAGTATTTTCGTTAAATGTAATCATTGGAGAAAATTCAATTTCATTTGCTGATAATTTATTTAAATAATCATCATACCATTCCATCATTTCTATCTTTCTCCCATTTGATCAACTCTATTATAGAATCCGTGAATACCTGTTATTTTATGAGATAATTGTTTTTCGATTGCCCAGTAACTCCACAATCTAGATGATGAACATAAGCTTGCAAACATTGTTCTAAACCCATGAACACTTTGGATTTTCTTGTATCCAATTTCGTGTAGTAATGTTGTTGGGGCTGTATGGCTTATATGTCTATCTTTGCTCATTTTACTTGGAAAAATAAACTTTTTTTCATTTTGGTTTTGAAATAATTCTCCTGCTATAATATGCCCCTCATATCCTACACCGCTTTTTCTATTATTTGCTTTTTCTTTATAACTCGGTGTACAAATAATCAATACATAATCCGCATTTGTTATTTCTTGTTCCATGAATTGTGGCAGTCTATCTCCCAGTTCTAAGTCATACTGGTCTATATGAGTATCTACACCATTTTCTATTAAACAATTAGCAAGTCTTTTTGTCCATTCAATATGTTCTTCATCTTCCCATGAATATGAAATAAAAACTCGTGGTTTGATAGTATCTATATAACTCACCTCCAGTATTTTAAGCTAACCAATTTAAAGCTTTCTCGGTTACTTTGCTATACCACTCTTGTTCATCTACTGAGTTGTTAGCAATATCTTGAGAATATTTAAATAAATTCTCAACATGTTTAGGATTAGGTATATAATCTGCTTTATAAGAATCTTCTAACATCTTTTCAAATGTACTTAGCTCGACAGGAACTATTACCGATTTACCACCGTAGAATTTTATATTTGTTTTGTGTAACATATAAAAATGGCTTATACATGCTTCATTAATTTTAGGAGCAACAAATAGGCAATAAGCATTTTTATCACTATCTTTTTTTAATTTAGCCAAATGCCTTGTTACTGGTTCCCCTTCCATTTCATACTGCCTTACTCCCGAAGCCATAGTAACTTCAACAGTCAGTCCAAAATCACCATAATCACAAACAATATCTGCAATATTGCCTTGTGCCGTAGACATAGGCTCTCCATTATCATCAAATTTCAAATTTGCAACTATATGTCCACCATCAATCATTGTCATTGCTCTCCAAATATTCCACTCAAGCATTAAAGGAATATCATATAAATCTTTATTTTTTATATCAGTAAATACATTCACTATATCATCATATCTCTTATAGTCCTTTATTGATTTCACTTGTGAATCAAGAATATCAACTTTTCTATTTTCTCTAAGAACGTATAATTTATCTTTTAATTCTAAAACAGATAATTTCTTTAATTCATCGTATGGCAACCTATCATATTCTTGTATTTTTTTAATCAGATTTTCAACATCATCAGTAAACAATTTAGGAAGTAAAGGATTAAATAAGTATTTTTTATATTTCTCTTCATCTTCTGCAAAAATTGGTTGCTTATCAATGCTGTTCAAAATAAATTCCATTTCTTCCTTTTTTTCAGGAACAATTGATAAAGATTTACCACGCTGAGATATATTAACCATACCTGTTGCTCTAATATATCTAAAGCAAGCATCCGTATAATCTCTCATTGTAGAAGCTTTTGTTTTCACAAAATTTTTTATACTACTATCATTAGATTCTCTTAATTTTGTTCTACCATTTTTTATATCTTCTGCAAAAATTTCAAGTACAATTTTTTGTAGATATTTGCCTCTGAAAACTTTATAACTATCAGTCGTTTTTCTTCTTTCTATTCTAAAATTCTCAATTTTATTAACAACCTCGTCAAATCTACTATAATCAGTCATCTGTAACCCAAACAGCATTACTTCATCAAAACTAAGCGACCCAAACTTTTGTATAAGCCTAAAAATTTCTAAATATGGTTTAACATTAAAAATGTTATCTTCATTCGCACTCTTAGTATGGTAAGGAGATGGTAATTGAAATTTTAATAATTGTCTTAGTAAAACTTCTTCTTTGTTTTTTGAATGCAGGAACTCTTTACCAGCTTCTGTTATACTAATATTAGGTTTTAAACTAACAAATCCTAATGCCTTAGGACTCCTGGTTACCCTATCTCTTGCAGCGAAAGCTAAATCTTTTGCACCTGTTCCCTCAAAAAAGTCTCCTTTAACTAAAGACTCCATAAATTTAATTTGATTATCTGTATTCCATTCCTTTCCTTCAAACTCATTAAATAATACCTCTATTTCTGGTAACATCTTCATAGGAGTTCTTGGAGACGTTGTGAAAAACAAATATCTACTTCCTGTTAAATTTGCCACGCTAATCACCTTTCTAAAAATTCGTAATCAGAACATGCTTGGCTTCTGATTTGAATCTATTCCTAATATTTACTGAATATGCCTTATCATATTCATGCACAATCATATCACCATATAGCTCCTCTATTAACGGCGTTTTGCTAATAACCATAAGTGCCTTAGCATTCAAACGCCTAAAATCTTGTGCTAATTGTCTATGCATATCTTCTGTAAATCCATCTTTAGTTTCTATATTTCCATAGTCACTAAAGACACAATCATACGGCGGATCTAAAAACAAAAAATCACCTTCATTTGCCATAGCAAATATATCTTTATAGTTAACAGAGTATATTTCGCTCTTTTTTAATAATTCACTATGCTCCTTAGTAATGATTTCTGTATTAAAGTTTTTATAGCGTCCATAAGGAACATTAAATTTACCATCTTTGTTATACCTTATCATCCCTGAGTATGCCGTCTTATTTATATAGTAATACACAGTTGCTACTTGCAAATCACTTTTTGTATTTCCATTAAAAATATCCCTCATTTTATAATAGATAGCTTCATTTTTATCATCAACATGTTTCTTCAATGTCGTTTTCTTTAAAAAATCAAACTCTTCTCTATTTTTTTCATATTCTACTTGGATTTTTTTTAATTCCGATTTTACATTAAGAAAATCATTTCTAATTCCTCTATAGAAATCCATCAACGATATATTTATGTCATTGATAATTGCATTTTGTGGTTCTAAGTCAAAAAACAAAGCACCACCACCAAAAAATGGCTCAATATATCGACCCTCAAAAAAAGGTATATATTTTTTTATTTCTGATAACTCTCGTGATTTCCCTCCACGATATTTCAACATCGGTTTCATATTCTATTCACCTTTTTCAATATTCATTATATCGTTCGGAGTGCAATCTAAGGAAACACAAATTTTAGCGATATTCCTTAAAGATATAAATTCCCCTTTACCCATATTAGCAATACAATTAGCTGACATATCTGCTATTTCCATTAAATCTTTCTTCTTCATTCCCTTATATTCTAATAAATTCCATAATGGCTGATATGATATTTGCATTGTAATTTCTCCTTTTGATATTTTTTAGTATAACAAAAAACTTGCAAAAGTGCAAGTTTTTAATAATATACATTTGTTAAGTTTTCTTAACTATTACCGTTTTTCGGTATTCCCTCGAAATACTTATATAAAGAACAATCATCAGGCGCATAGTTCACAGAAACAGGATCGCCGAATACTTGATACAATCTACTTAAAACAGATTGATACAAACGCCATTTCAGCTTGCTAGTGCCGAAACGACTAGTGAACTGTTCATAATCGTAGTATTTATAGCAGTATTCACTTGATTCACTTAAAACTAGATTAAACACCTTATTGTGAATGTGATTAAGTTTTCTCATCTTTTGCTCAACATCAAATGGAACATTAATATCGCCTTTCTCCCAGCGTTGCCAAGTTCTCGCAGACACGCTACCAACAAGCTCCGCAGCCTCAACAATATCTAAGAAAAGTGCTTTTCTAAGCATTTGTAGTTCATTGTTATTCATCATAAGTAAGCCCTTGTTTGTGTAAAAGAAAGCCCCGCAAGAGCAGGGCTTGTATTGAATTATTTATCTTGCCATTTATTTAATTTTTAGATACAAATCACAGAAAAACATTTTCCAGTTTTGTATAATTTACATAATTTTACAAAGCGGAGGGTTATTAATAACAAAGCGAAAAAATTTATAATAATGTTCCAAGCAAATAGTGGAAAAATAAATTTAATAAGAATTCAATAGAGGACTAACCTCAATATCTTATCCCCATTTATTAACATATTAGGAATTATAATTTTTATGAATGATTATAAAAGTATCATCACATTGCTTATAGGTGTTTTTATTTTTTCTATTCCTGCAGTTATTTTTTCATATTTTATTTTTAGATATAAGTTAAAAAGAATAAAGGAGATTGTTATAAAAGAAGTTCAAAGTGATGCCTTAAATGAAATTCGAGATGAAATAGAACTTCTCATAAATAGAAAAGAAAATGTAGATGTAGAAATAAATGGGGCAATAAATGAACTATCGTATATTCAAGAAAAAATAGTACAGGCTAAAAATGAATATGAGAATTTTAATAAGCTCTTATCAGATTATGAGAAAAAAATAGAGCCTTATAAAGAAGAAATATCTATTCAAGAAAGAGTACTGTTGGAGAAGAATAAATTAAAAAGATTGATGAAAGAAGTGATGAAGTATGAAAATATTATAGAGTTGCAAGAGTTTGGTGTTTATAAACCATCATTTAATTTTGATACTTCTGAAGAATATAAACAAAAAATATCAGATATAAGAGAGAAATTATCCAGTTTAATAAAAGAGGGGAAAGCTGGTCGTTGCTATAATCAATGGACAGTTGATGGCTCAAGAAGTAAAGGCATAGCTATGGAAAGAGATGCAATAAAATTAGCTATTAGGTCTTTTAATAATGAGTGTGACTCAATTATTACTAAAGTTAATTTCAGGAATATCTATCAGTCTATTGAGAGAATCAATAAATCATTTAACCAGTTAAACAATTTGAATAAAAGAAATGCAATTAGTTTATCGCAAAGGTTTTTAGATTTAAAAATAGATGAAGCAAAATTAACTTATGAATATACTGTTAAAAAAGAAGAGGAAAGAGAAGAGCAAAGACGTATTAAAGAAGAAATGAGAGAGGAAATAAAAGCACAAAAAGAATTAGAGAAAGCCAAAATAGAGGCAGAAAGAAAGCAAAAAGAGTATGAAAAAGAACTAGAATATACAAGAAAATTATTAATCAAGGATCAAAAAAATACAAAGCTAAAAGAAAAATTGCAACAATTAGAGGAGCAGTTAAAGGAAGCTATTGAAAGAGGACAGAGGGCAATCTCTCAAGCTCAATTAACAAAATCAGGACATGTTTATGTAATCAGTAATATTGGTTCATTTGGTCAAGATGTGTTTAAAATTGGAATGACAAGACGGCTAGAGCCATTAGATAGGATTAGAGAGCTTGGCGATGCCAGTGTTCCGTTTTCTTTTGATGTTCATGCAATGATTTATAGTGAAAATGCTCCAGCCTTAGAATATGAACTACACAAGGCATTCATAAATAAACAAATAAATAAAGTTAATCCTAGGAAAGAGTTTTTTAAAGTTTCTCTTGCTGAGATTAAAGCAAAAGCTGAAAAGTTAGGTGCTAAAGTGGAATTTACAATGGTCGCTGAAGCAAGAGAATTTTACGAGTCTCAAGCATTAGAAAAAGAAAATCAACAAGGGAAAATAGCTAGATTAGACGATATCGATAATATCATAAATAATATTTAAAAATACGCCCCTTGACCTAGAGGGGCTTTTTTATTACATCAAAAAAATAAACCCCAAACACTGCGAATGTTTGGGGTTTTATTTATAACCAAAATACATTAATATGTTTATTAAGTAAGCATTATCTTACTTTAGGAATAAACTAACATAGAGGTTATGGATATGAAAACAAAACATTTTTTTAACTCAGATTTTACTGTAAAAGGAAAAAGTGCCGATGAAATTTTTAGAAGATTGTGTACTGATCATCCTGACAAGCAATTAAACAATGTAAAATGGAAAGAAGTTTTTATTAATCGTTTTGGTCAGATGATGCTAGATACTCCTAATCCGAGAAAGATTGTAGAAAAAATTATTAATGAAGGGCTTGAAAAACAAGGCCTGAAAAATATAGATCCTGAAACTACATATTTCAACATTTTTTCATCTTCTGACAGCTCCGATGGGAACGTTTTTCATTATAACTCTTTATCAGAATCCTATCGAGTTACTGATGCCTGCCTAATGAATATTTTTGTGGAGCGTTATTTTGATGATTGGGACTTGCTAAATAGCTTAGCCAGTAATGGAATATATTCAGTAGGAAAAGAAGGAGCTTATTATCCTGATCATGATTATGGTCCAGAATATAACCCTGTTTGGGGACCAAACGAACAAATTTACCATTCTAGAGTGATTGCAGATATCCTTTATGCTCGCTCCGTATGGGATGAATTTAAAAAATACTTCATGGAGTATTGGCAAAAATATGCTCAGCTTTATACCGAAATGTTATCTGATACATTTCTTGCAATGGCTATTCAGCAATATACACGACAAACGCTTACTGATGAAGGCTTTCTTATGGTTTGTAACACATATTATGGCAATAAGGAAGAAGTTCAAATAACTCTACTAGATATCTATGGATACCCTTCCACTGATATAATTTGTATAGAGCAAAAAGGGCTTCCTACTCCTAAAGTGATACTTTACATTCCTGGAGGAACACAACCATTTGTTGAATTTCTTAATACAGATGATCTGAAACAATGGATTGCATGGCATTTAAAAGATAACAAACATATGGTCGCATTCCGCAAACATTTCTCGCTAAAACAACGTCAGGAAGGAGAAACGTTTACAGGTATAGATAAAGCACTTCAATATATTGCAGAAGAGTCCCCTGAATGGCCTGCCAATAAATACATCCTTTATAATCCGACACATTTAGAAACAGAAAATTTATTTAACATCATGATGAAGCGAACAGAACAGCGGATGCTTGAAGATAGTGATGTACAGATTAGATCAAATTCAGAAGCTACCCGTGACTATGCTCTTTCATTACTCGAAACCTTTATTTCACAGTTATCTGCAATAGATATGTTAGTACCAGCAGTAGGTATCCCAATTAATTTTGCCCTATCAGCTACAGCATTAGGACTTAGCTCGGATATTGTAGTTAATGGAGATTCATATGAAAAGAGAAAATATGGAATTGGGTCCTTAGTGCAATCTGCATTATTCACAGGAATTAATCTTATTCCAGTTATTTCGGAAACCGCAGAAATTTTATCTTCTTTCTCTAGAACAGAAGAAGATATTCCAGCTTTTTTCACTGAAGAACAAGCTTTAGCTCAACGCTTTGAAATAGTAGAAGAAGAATTACATTCTATCTCACCTGATGATCCTCCTCGAGAAATTACTGACGAAAATTTACATAAAATTCGTCTGGTACGTCTTAACAATGAAAATCAACCTTTAGTTGTGTTACGAAGATTAGGAGGAAATAAATTTATCAGAATCGAGCCTATAACATTCCAGGAAATAAAAGGTTCTTTAGTAAGTGAAGTTATAAATCCAGTGACTAATAAAACGTACTACGTAAGCAATGCTAAACTATTAGGGGGCTCTCCTTATAGTCCTTTCCGTATTGGATTAGAAGGTGTTTGGACACCAGAGGTATTAAAAGCAAGAGCTTCCGTTATTGGAAAGCCTATTGGAGAATCATATAAAAGAATATTAGCCAAACTACAAAGAATACATAACAGTAATATCTTAGATGAGCGACAAGGTTTAATGCATGAACTCATGGAGCTTATTGATCTTTATGAAGAATCGCAACCTTCTTCAGAGCGTTTGAATGCTTTTCGTGAACTGCGTACTCAATTAGAAAAAGCGCTTTATCTTCCTGAAATGGAAGCATTAAAAAAACAAATACTACAGATTCCTAACAAAGGTTCTGGTGCCGCTCGATTTTTACTTCGTACAGCCATGAATGAAATGGCTGGAAAAACCAGTGAAAGCACGGCTGATTTAATACGCTTTGCCTTGCAAGATACAGTAATTTCAGCGCCTTTTCGCGGATATGCTGGTGCGATTCCAGAGGCAATAGACTTTCCTGTAAAATATGTAATAGAAGACATATCTGTATTTGATAAAATACAGACAAATTACTGGGAACTTCCTGCTTATGAAAGCTGGAACGAAGGAAGTAATAGCGCATTACTGCCTGGTTTGTTACGTGAATCGCAAAGCAAGGGGATGTTAAGTAAGTGTCGTATCATAGAAAATAGCCTTTATATTGGACATAGCTATGAAGAAATGTTTTACAGCATTTCTCCATATTCAAACCAGGTTGGAGGGCCTTATGAATTATATCCTTTCACTTTTTTCAGTATGCTTCAAGAAGTACAAGGTGATTTAGGATTTGAGCAGGCCTTTGCCACACGTAACTTTTTCAATACTCTTGTTTCTGATCGACTATCCTTAATGGAAAATACGATGTTACTTACAGAAAGTTTTGATTATACACCTTGGGATGCTATTTATGGAGATATTAATTATGATGAACAATTTGCTGCAATGTCTATTAATGAACGCATAGAAAAATGTATGAATACCTATAGAGGTGTGGCATTCCAAAACTCTTCAAAAAGTATTGACTTTTTCCTAAATAATCTAACCACATTCATTGATAATGGACTAACCGAAATTGCTATATCTGATTTACCGTATGATATTGTGCAACAAGAAATCTCTCAATTCTTACAAGGAAGTAATGAATGGAAAACACTTGATGCCATGTTATTTAACTTAGATAAAGGAGATATTAATGGTGCTTTCAGAAAGCTTCTGCAATCAGCAAAAGATAATAATATAAAATTTAGAGCTATAGGGCATTCAGATAATTCTGTTCCGCCATTTAATAACCCTTATAAGTCTTTATATTATAAAGGAAATATAATAGCTGAAGCAATTGAAAAACTAGATCGAGAAGGTCAAAAATTTGTTGTATTTGCTGATAGTTCTCTGCTCAACAGCACGCCTGGGACAGGTCGTCCTATGCCAGGACTAGTTCAATATTTAAAAATACCAGCAACTGTAGTAGATAGCGATGGTGCATGGCAATTTCTTCCAGATGTAGCTTCAAGCAGAGTTCCTATTGAAGTTACAGAGTTAGAAAATTGGCAAGTCTTAACTCCTCCACAAGGTAAGATTCTTGGATTAAAGCAATTTAAGTTAACGGCAGGTTTTCCAACAGAACAAAGTCGCTTACCTCTTTTAGAGAATTCGGTTTCTGAAGATTTAAGGGAAGAATTAATGCAAAAGATTGATGCAATAAAAAATGATGTGAAAATGAATAGTTTAGTGTGTATGGAAGCTGGCTCTTGTGATTCAGTAAGCCCTAAGGTAGCTGCCCGTCTTAAAGATATGGGGTTAGAAGCTGGGATGGGTGCTTCTATTACCTGGTGGAGACGTGAAGGCGGGATGGAATTTTCACATCAGATGCATACTACTGCTTCCTTTAAATTTGCTGGTAAAGAGTTTGCCGTGGATGCTTCACATTTACAATTTGTACACGACCAATTAGATACAACTATCCTGATACTACCTGTAGATGATTGGGCTTTAGAAATAGCTCAAAGAAATCGGGCTATTAATCCTTTTGTGGAATATGTTAGTAAAACAGGAAACATGTTAGCACTCTTCATGCCTCCTCTTTTCACAAAGCCTCGCTTAACAAGAGCACTATAACTAATTAAAAACTGTATTAAAGCCTTATATTATAAGGCTTTAATTTTCTTTCAAGAATTATTAAGTAGAAGAATCAAAATCAATGAGATAGATAAAATCAAATGTTATTACCAATACAACTTTCTTAAGTATACTTTTTGAATTTTTTGCGTTAATAAATTTATAATACCCTTAACTCAATAAAAGAAGTTATTGAGAAGTTTAAATCTTGTGAGCAAGATGAAGATATAATTTCAGCAATCGATCTTATTAGCGCTTCATATAGAAGGGCTGTGGATGCAGTGGAACAAAGATTCGGTTCTAGAGTATCGTTAAATTAAGTTATTTTGACAAATTATAAAATATAAACATATTACTTAATGAATGGCATAAAAAGATAGACATGAAAACAATTTGTCTAGTAACAGCTCCTTAGAAATAGGGGGTTTTTTTATTGACATAAGAAAAATCAAGTAGTAGTATTCATTCAAAGGTCTCAAAAGCCTTAAAATCGAAACTAGGATCTTCACCCCGAATGTGTGATTTTTTTATGCTTAAAATTTGCTTCTTTTTTCTCTATCAACAAATTTAGGCATAGATAATAATTTAGTATCAATGATCGAGAGTGCGAGGAATACAATACCGCAAGGGAATAACTCCGCTAGAGTTTCGACTAGTTTTGAGCTCTCGATCACCCTAATTAAATTAGGGATTTCTCTCAAAAGGATATCGAAATGGCAACTCAAACCATCTCCTTCTATGGCTCTCAATTAATTACTTTAAAAGTCGATGATGTAATCTATACAGCGGTTAAACCAATCGTTGAGGCATTAGGTTTATCTTGGAGTTCTCAACATAGAAAACTTGAAAATTCAAAAGGTAAGTTCAACTGTGCTCATATGAGCATAGTTGCCGAAGACGGTAAATTACGTGAAATGCTCTGTATGCCACTTAAAAAGTTGAATGGCTGGTTATTTAGCATTAATCCTGAAAAAGTGCGGTCAGATTTGAAAGAAAAAGTGATCCAATACCAAGAAGAATGTTTCGAGGTACTTTATAACTATTGGTATCACGGCAAAGCAGAAAGAAAAACCACCACAGACGAAAGAACAGGACTAAGACAAGCTGTTAGCCAGTTGGTCAGTAAAAAAGGCTTAATCTATTCAGATGCTTACTCATTTATTCACCAACGCTTTAATGTGCAACATATTGATGAACTGACAGTAGAACAAATTCCAATGGCGGTTGAGTATATTCACAAGATCGTTTTAGAAGGTGAGCTGATAACAGATACATCGCCGAAAGTGAAAGAAGATGAAATCGTCGTGCCTTACAATTTGCTTTATGCTCTATATAGACAAGGACAACGTGGGCGACAATTAGGATATGAAGTGAGTATTTTGTTAAATTCTTTGTTGAGATTATTAGGTGCAGAAGATGAAAGACCTAAAATCAAAGGGTTAGCCTATGATTGCCAAGCCCAATGTATCCATTGGCTAGATTTAGCTGAGAAGATTATTGATAAGAGAAATTTAACTGGAGTAAGAGCATAA